CTATAATCCACCTTTATTTATCTTTAATTCTTTACAAGCTTTTTTAAGAAAGACGTTTGCTGTATTCAATTTCAGTGGTCTTTCTGGACGCTTAGGTGTGAGTGGCTGGGTTATTAACCAGTCATCTGGATTTTTACCCTTCATGTTGCGTTTAACAATAGTTATGGCTTTTGGCGAAAGCATGATCTGTCTAATTCCGGCAATACTTTTTGTACGATCTGATTTGATCTGCTTTGAGTGATCGTCGGTAACCACCATTGTTCCATTGATATCAAGATAAGTATATCCACTTTTTTTAAGTACATCTTTAACTTGTAAGGCAATTAATTCTCCAAAACGTAAACCTGTTAGATACTGAAGCTTAAAAGCGTCGGCATAGTATTGTTTGTGCTTTTTGAGACAATACTTGATAATTTTACGATATTCAGCATGAGTTAGATATTTATTTTCGATTCTATTTCGCCGTGCATCTATTTCGTTGCGCCAATTCACTTCCGTATCTTTCACAGGATTAATATTCAAATATCCATAACGATTAGCAAACTTGTAAGCTAATGATAGAGCTTTGCGAGTATTTCTAACTGTACTATTTGATACTGGGTGCTTTTTATCATAAAGGCGATTATCAAAATATTTATTTAACATTGGAGTTGTTATACGTTTTGCTAACGTGTCACCTCCAAGAGTATTACATGTTGTTTGTAGAACATTTTTATTAATTATATAAGTTCGAAGAGCAACTCTATGCTTATAGTATTCGAGAAATTCATCGGTTAGTTCCTGTAACGTAATATTGGTATTACTTGATTTTATTTCTCTAATACGTTTTTCTATTTTTTTCTCTAGTTTATTAGTTGCCTCTTTACGAACCTGGGGTGTATTTCGGTCATATGATACTGAAACTGTTTTATTTTTTCCTGTCTTAGGATCTTTGTAACGTTCAAGAAATTGATAATGTATAACTTGAACATTTTTGCCTTTTATTGTTTTATTAGTTTTATATGAATTAATCCACATGAAAACGTTCCTCCATTCAAATAAACATAAATGTTATAATGAAGGAGTTAAAAATAGGGATGAGTACTTTATTTTTAACTCCTCAATCAATCTTCATTGCAGTGAAGATTGATTAATTAGTCAAGTCTATTTCCTATTGCAGTAGGGAATGGGCTTTTTTTATTTTTCATAGGACATCACCTCCTTAAAATGCAAACTGGTGTTCTTTTTGAATGCTTTTTAAAACGGCCACGGATTTGACCGCTTTAAGATTAAGTTATTCAGCATCACTATCTTTGCCTTGCCAAATACTAAATGTAGATACTTTATTATCATCGTTCTTTTGCATTGAAATGTGATACCATTTTTTCTGCTTTGGAGCATATACATTATAATTGTCTTCATCTAACGTGGTATCATCCTCGTTAACTTTATCATTCCCATATTTTAAGTTGTCATCATTCAACAGTTCTTTTAACTTGCCTTGAACAGAAGTAGTATTCATTGGATCAGGCATGTAGTTATATTTAATTGCAGTAATAATATCATTTTCGTTAGTGAAATAGCGTGCCTTGTTATCATCTTTATCAACGTAATAGGCATTATCATTTTCTGGCTTTACTTGCTTTTTATTAAGCTTTTGGCCTAATTGTTGGTAATCCGTCATTGACCGACTATCTGTGTTTTCATTTTGTATATGACTATTAGTTTGATTTCCAACAAAACCACCCCATAATCCAGCTATGGCAAATATTATACAAATAGCCATAATAACTTGCTTGCCAGTTCTTAAGAATTCTGAATGCTGAGATTCACGATGCGATGATATGAAAAGTAAATAGGCGAGAATACCAAAGACAATTCCAAAAATTAAAGATAAAAAATTCATGTTTGCTAAGTTAAATATGAATGACAAAACAGCTACAACTGACCATAATTTAATTCCTTCTTTTTTATGCTGAAGTATGCAGCCAATTAAAGCTAATATACTAAAGCAAAAAACTACAAGTAAAAATATACCTAAAACCATTATTTGCCTTCCCCCAATATCTTATGAATTTTAAAAATTATTGAATTTATCCATTCGCTCATTGTTGTCCTTAACATGTTCATTAGCATTCTTAACTGTATATTCAATAAGCATATTTGGATTAGTGGCTAACATCGCCATTTCAAAATTATTATCATCAGCAATGCAATTTGCTAACTTAGTACTGTCTAATTCAAAAGGAAGGGCAGGGCCTTTAATGTCGATCCCATATTCAATATCTTCCAAATCATTAGAAGTATCACGAATATCAATTTCGATTTTTCCGTCTAACATATCTAAATAGACAATACCGTTTGTTTCGCCTTCATCATCAAATCTTCTAGTTTTAAATAATCCGATCTTGTAATTTCCAATAGCAACCTTATTACCCTGTGAATCTACTAGATCTGAACAATAATTGGCTAGGCGCTTAATATCTTCGCGGTAATAATTTAATTGAGCCATTACGATATCAGCCATCCTAATTTCCGACTTGGATTGCTTATCAAGAGCAGCATCTAATCTACTTAAATCCATTGTGTAACTCCTTTATTGAAATTCAACAGTTTCGCTGCAATCCACATAAGGAATATTATTACCATCAGTAAGTTCATTAGGAGTAGACTGTTTTCCACCGCCAGTTCCTTTAATAGTAAGCTGATCACCTTTGGATATTTTCTTGCCCTTTGGGACGCTACTACCGTCAACTGCCACCATTACATTTTCTGCCTGATTATTATCCATTGACACTGTAAGAACATATGATCCGTCTTCTTTATGTACTTTTGAAACAGTTCCAGTAATAGCAATATCTTTTCCATTGAGCTCATCACTATTGCTATCTAAATCATTGTAACTAACATTTTGATAGCTATGACTTTCAGACTTAGCTAGGTCTTGAGCTAAAGAACCGTCAGAATAGTGAGAGCTACTTTCTTTTTGAGTTGAGTTAGATTCTTTACTAATTGCTTTCTGTGATTTCTGTAGATTGGTTGTATTTTTGCTGTAAGAAGTATTTTGTACATTTCCATAAAGATAAATCGCTACAACAATCCAGACAATTAAGCCTAAAGAATATCTTAATTTATTATTTCTAATTCGCTCACGCCCTGCAGGAGTAAACGGTAATGCTAGAAATAGTAAGATTAATATAGTTGCTAGTAGTAGAGTTATAATCCAAAATAAATGCATAGAAATCTCCCCGAATAGCTTTTAACGTCGATCACGTTTGGACGTAGTTTATTCAATTAATAAGTCCCAATCAATATACCGATCAGCCCAAGAGGGGATGTGACAGTATCTCATTAGTTGTTCCCTTGTTTCAAAATCATGGGCGTTAACTCCATCAAGCATCATATCTACCATAAATTTGTTTGCTTCATATTCTTCACCAAAAGTAACAAATTTTCGATTACTTCTATTAAGACATTCAGTATTCCCTTGGTGATGACAAAAATGATGACCTAGTTCGTGACCACAAGCATATCTATTTTCAAAGTCACTATTACGTGTGGATAAAACGATAGCAGGGATACGACATATTTGTGTATGATAAGCCATAATTTCTTTTCCAAGATCAGCGTAATAATAAGGAATTTTAGCTTCTTCACATATTTTGAAAGGATCATGGGTGCCAGCGGAACAGACTACCTCATGTGCTTTATGTTTAATCCATTCTTTAGATAACATATAAGTGTCACCTCATCAATCCTGTTTTTTTCGATATTTTTTAGGCGTAAATTTTTGCTTAGCAATTAGTTTAGATTGCCTAATCACATTCTCTAGTGAAGCACTTAATAATTCAGCATCTTCAGGATCGATTTCTTGACCACCGTTCTTTAGAAAAGCAAGCTCATTCTTATTGTTCAAGCCTTGAGTCATTTCTTCTAAGATTTTTTGAACATCTCGTTCATCCTTACGGGTAAACTGAGGTGTATCTGTACGTCCTAGAAGATAATCAGTAGTGACACCAAAAAAGTTAGCAACCGCTTCAATCTTATCAACACCAGGGGTAGTTTTCCGCCACCTATTAATGACACCATTTCCGAATCCCAGCTTTTCTTCTAAACGACGAATTGAAAGATTTTGTTTATCAGCCAGTTCTTTAATTCTGTCATAAAGAACGTTTTTATCCATAGTTGTTCAAGCCTTTCGTAATTACAGGCACTTTATATATACAAATTTGTATAAAAATAACATTGACTTTGTAGAATATTTGTATATAATAATAGCTGTAAGTTAATTTGATAGAAAAAACCAATATAAAATCTCACTCATAACATAAGCAATCCTGGCGGGAATATGCTCTGTATGGGCTTCTTTTCTACACTCTGATTGTAGCTTATATGTATATATAATGCAATAGAATGTCGAATATTTTTCTATCATTTTATCTTACGCTGGGCGGGCAGGTGGAATATTGGACTAATTAAATTTTGTCAGAAAGAAGGGATAACAAATGCCAGAAACGTCAAATGGACGCAAACGAATTATTGACTATTTACAACAAAATAAAATCTCATATGCGCAATTAGCAACCATGTACGGGATGAATAAACAGGATGTAGCCGATTATCTTTCCGGTCGAAAGAAAACGCCAGCGGCTTCTCGTTTCATCATTACCTTAATTAAAGAGTTTGGACTGAAATATGAAGGAAAGTGATTATTACGAACGAATTAGAACCACTGTCTACTGATTTAACAACTATCGCAACAGAAATAAAGTCATACGAAAATATTGCAGGGCAAGCGATTTTTGAAATAGGACGTCGACTGAAATGGGTCAAAGAGCATGATTTAACTCATGGTCAATATTTGAACTGGTTAAAGTCTATCAAGATGGATCGAACACAGGCGTCAAGATTTATTAAAGTATCTACTACCTTGCCAAATGATGGTACATACCAACATTTGGGTGCTAGAGCTTTATACGAAATAGCAACAATGCCTCCAGAAGAACGGAATAAGCCTCAACAACTTAATTCAGGAGAAACCAAAAAGCCTGATGAAATGACAGTTCGTGAATTGCGAGAGGTAAAAAAGAAACTCAAACAACGTGAACAAGAACTTGCTGATCGCGACGAGACAATCGCTAATCAGCAAGCTGAGTTGGAGGACAATCGTAAAGTGCAGCTGGAGCTTAACAAACGTAATTCTGAATTATCTAAGCAGCAACCAGAACAAAAAGTTATTACTAAGACAGTAACTAAAGAAGTTCCGGTTAAGCCCGATGATTATGACGAAATTAAGGCTAAGATTGTTGAACTGAAAGAACAGTCAGCTAAAGACAAAGAAAATATTGAATATTACAAACGAGAACTTAAAGCCGCTGAACGTATTAACAAAAATACTAATAGTTATGACAAGTTACAGGAACAAGAATTGAAACGAAAAAAGCGCCAAGCTGAAATTAGTGGCTATAGCACTTCGTTAAAAATTAATGATTTGATTCCTGAACTGCAGAAGCTTAGTCAAGAAGATGTTGATGAGATGGGTGAACAAGCACAAAAAAATCTGCAAAAGCGTCTTGAATTATTACAACGTTCGATTGACCGACTTAGTTCAATGCTAGGTGGTCGGCGAGTTATAGAAGGAGAGTATCAATCATGAAAGAGATATTAACCGCACCAGTAAAAAGTGAAGAAAAATCTAGCTTGTCTGTGCTTGGAAATTTAGTAAAAGCACAAGCACTCCAAGCCGAGATTAACAAAATGGTATATGAATCAATTGCTGAATCTACGGAACAAGCAAAACAAGAATTAAAAGAATATACCAATCAGAGTATTGAGGAGATTAAGAAGTTTATTCCTTTAACTGATGGAGAAGCAAATCGGCTTAAACAAGCAATTACAAGTCGAGCCGCAGTGACCACTAAATCATGGTTAAAGCATAAATTCAATAACCCGGAATATGGTGGTAAAGAATTCTTTTCTAAGAAATATGGGCATATTGTTCGTGCGTTCTATTCATTAACTAAGCACCATTTTGGAGCAATTAAATATACAGCAATTCTTCATAGTGACTTTGAAGAAGCACTTGGATTTGCTAATCAGCTTAATTACTACAGTCTTCCGCAAAACGCTAAGCGAATTACTGAATCACAATTAGCCACCCTTAATAGTTGGGAAAAGATTCATAAATTGCCATTAACTAAACCTGAGGACTGATTGAATATGAACAAAAAAAGAACCCCACAGCAATTAGCTTTTATTTTGATTCATTATTGGACACCTGTGATTGAAGAATGTAACTGGGAAATGCAAAAGGCGTGGGTCTCAATGCTAGACGAAACACTTAAGCAATTAACACCTCTCCAATTTGCTCAAGTATTTCCAATCACAAAAGAATACAAAGGACATACTTGGGGAAGTAAAGATTATTACACTGTTACAGATTGGATAGGGGAGAACGTAGGCTGGAATAACAAGATTCCTGATGGGATTGAGTTCTTATTGGAATTCTTGAATATCAACGTACAACTTACAGCAGTAAGAATTATGAACATTTTAGGTAAATTTCACCAACGGCAAACGGGAAGTGATCTACTAATCGACTTCTTAAAATCTCAGGGTGCTCATATTCGGTTTACGAATCTTAATGAGGAGGATCAGTAATGAAATGTGATGACGTGAAAACTAAAGACGAAATAATGAAAAAATACGGGCTAGAAAAAAGTAAATTTAGCGATCTTGTGGCTGAGTGTGAACTCAATGATGAATTTAGTACGGCGATTATTAGGATTACTGGTCGGACTTACTGGATTCACGAAAATGAATGGGTAGCCTTTTTAGAAGACAAGGCAGCAAAGTATCATCAACAAAAATTTGGACGTTTACGAAGAGGAGCATAGGATGACAAAATTTATTGTTTCAATTTGTGTGATAGCAATTTGTTTCAGCTTAATGGCAGTAATTGATACTTTGGCTGGTAATAGTCTCAAAATACTAAAACCACGTTATCGTGGGCGACACAATATTAGAAAAAGGAGTTTTAAAAATGTTTGAAGAACCAGAATTAAAACAATGCGCAGAGTGCGGAAAAGATATTGACCCAGACGATACCTATTACATTGTAGGAGACAACTATCTGCAACGTAATTATTTTGATGATCCTGATGGTAAAGACAATATTTTTTTGCTCAAAGGATTGTCTCTTAAGAAGTCTATCGGTCTTAGAGTTCAGTGGTGATGGCGATGATTATGGATTTGAGGTGTAAATGTTGAGAGCTTTTGCATGCACAGGAATATGTTTCTTGATGTTCGTTTGCTGGTTGGGAGGTTGGACACTATTTGGAGTCCTTCCTTTAGCTGTCTTACTGATTCTTATCTTGCTAGGCGAATTATTTCCTAACTTATTGCAATGAGGGGAGGTGATATAAGTGGAAATTTCAGAAGAAGAGTTAAACAGAATTATTGAACACCAAGTTAAGTTTCAAGTATATGAAGCGCTGAACAAAAGGAATACGCCGAAGATTACTACTGGCTGGTTGCAACTAAGAAAACAGATCGACAGCTATTGCCACGATCATATGAGTTCAAAATGGCGCCGAAAAACGTCTTACAATTCTGTTCAACAAATGTTTTATGTGCCAATGAAAAAGATACTTGATCTGCACCGTATTGATGAAATGAGTGAAGACCAAGTACCAATCGTAAAAGAAATATTTGAGTTTCTTTCTGCCGAGTTTGAAAAAGTCGATAAGCAAAAAGAAAAAGAGCTTAAAACTACCGCAAATAGTTAAAAGCTCATATCAAAAAACAATACACAAGGTGAGTATAACACATGACACTTAAAAATACGAAACAACAATTATTAATGCAGATAATGACACGTGTTGACACGATTGCTGCCATGATAACGCAAGCCAATGGTGGCGAAACGTTTGGTAAGGAAGTACATGCCTTAAGCAAATTACAAAACGAATGTAATTTGCTAAAAATCAATGCTGACAATCTAAATACATGGTTTGTAGAAGATATTCATAAATCAAAGGAGAAACAGAAGTAAATGTTAAATCGAGCAATTTTAACGGGACGTCTAACCCGTGATCCGGAATTACGGTACACCACAAGTGGAACAGCTGTTGTACAAGCTACGATTGCCGTTGATCGTCAATTTAAGAACCAACAAGGAGAACGTGAAGCTGATTTCATCAATCTTGTTATTTGGCGAAAAGCTGCTGAAAACTTTGCCAATTTTACCCATAAAGGTTCACTTGTTGGTATCGATGGTCGAATTCAGACTCGGACTTATGAGAATAAGCAAGGCCAGCGAGTTTATGTGACGGAAATTAATGTTGATAATTTTTCTTTATTAGAACCGCGTCAGAGTGATGGCCAACAGTTTAATAATTATCCCCCGCAAAATCAAAATAACGGCTATCAGAGCAATTCTAATCAGCAAGCTAATAATTATCCAAATAATAATTCAAACGGTTCACAGGGCTTCTCCAACCCAAATAGTGACCATTCAAATGATGATGGACAAAGCATTGATCTAGCCGATGACGAATTGCCATTCTAAATGGAAAGTGGAAAAGCTTACTATCGCAATAACATGTGGGTAATTGTTCCAGATAAAAATATTAATTTGGAACATATCGCAATTTTGAATGATGGCTTGATCAATGGAATTCCTATTCAATTTGAATTTACGGATCCTCGCAAGGTTCACCCTAAGCAACGCACTCTATTCTTCGCATTGCTTAATGATATTCATGAGTGGTCAGGGATGCCTAAAGAAAAATTAAAGGAATATTTCTATAAAAGATATTCAAAAATGACATCTGGTAAAGAGATTAGCCTTGCTGATAATACAGAAAATACTGTAAGTGACGCAAATAAGCTTATTAAGGATGTTATCAATTTTATCTTTGAGTTTGATGTTCCTGTTAGAAATGGCTATAAGCTGTTGCCGCGTAATGAAAGCTACTTCATTTACAAGTGCTTGCTGAAAGACAAATGCGTTATTTGTGGCAAAAAGGCCGACTTTCACCATGTCGAAGGATCGGTAGTTGGTATGGGGAATAATCGCAACAAAATTGATCATTCTAAACGGGAACTTTATCCGTTGTGTCGATTTCATCATCAAGAAATCGAAAGACTTAATAATAAAAGGTTTGAAACAAAATACCACATACATGTTAAAGGGCTTAAGCTGCCACCAGAAATCTTAAAGAAACTGGGGGTTAAAGGAAAATATGGTGATTAGAAATGGCAATTATTAGGCAAAAGCGAAAAGACCGATTTTCAATTATTAATAACAAAATAATTGAAGATAAAAAAATCTCATTTAAAGCTCGTGGCTTACTAATTTACATGTTATCCAAGCCGGATGATTGGAAGTTTTATCCAGATGAGTTAGCAAAACATAGTGACAAAGACGGAGTTAAAGCAATTAACACTGCTTTGCAAGAGATGGAATCTGTAGGCTATCTGGTACGAAAACGAAAAAGGGATAATAAAGGGCATTTTAAGGGGATTGACTATCTACTTTATGAAACACCACAAGTTATCAACCCAGATTCCCAAAACCGGAATGCCGGTAAACGGAATGCCGATTTGCGGAATTCCGAAAATGGCAGACTACCTAATACTGACTTTAAACCTAATACTGATATACCAAATACTGAAATAGATGATGATGATAAGGCGACATCCCCAGATGAGCAGAAGAGGTCAATTGAAGAAGATCCATTTACATTAGCTGACCAAGTGAATATTAATGTTAACTCAGGATTAAACAAGCCTATCTTTGTTAATTATATTCAGAAATTAGGAAATTCAGTTGTGTGTTGGGCAATTCATAAAACAAATGAGAAAGCATCTCATCCTAATTGGCAATACTTACTGACAGTTATGAAGGGTTTAGAAACAAATCATGTAAAAACCGTTGAGCAGGCGGAAAAACTTTCCGAGCAATACAAACAAGAACGAGTAAAGAAAAAGCAACAAGTATCTTCTGGCTATCGTAAGCGTCCACCTATTCGAGAAAAAATGCCTGAGTGGAGTAAAAAAGATCAAAAAGAGTTAAACAAGAAAGCATCCCCCGAGGATATTGCTAAATTAAAGGCTCGGATTGCAAATCGAAAGAAAGTGAGCAGCTAGTGGAAAGAGAGTATTTAACAGGAACGCAGATTATATTTCGCAATGGTTTTGAGTTAATAGTAAGAGAATCAACCCGAGAAATAATTAATCAAGGTCTTTCTAGTGACAGGATAATTGTTACTCGTCCTTATCTTGGGAAGATACAGCGAATTAATGTGGAATGGAACGATATGGCAAAACTAATTGCTATAAAAAGGAGAGAGAAAGAATAATGTACATTTACGAAGTCACGCGCTCTAAGGGATTATATTTTGGCAGACATATTGTGATAGCTAAGAACGAGGAAAACGCTAAAAAATTAGTTGCAGATATGCTTAATGTATTTCAGACTGCTATTTTCTACAGGCCTACTGATTTTGAAGTTAGCGATCCAATTGATCCTAATAATTATAGAGAGGAAACGGTGATTTACTAATGCTACACAAATACAGAAAGACAGCCTTAATTGAGGCTGAACAGTTTGATGGGTCTGATGAAATGGTAAAAAAGTATTCAGTCGTAGATATGGCTAATGTAACAAGCGTTCCATTACATGGCCCTAGATGGTTTTTGCCAACCAAAGAAGGAACTATGGAATTGTACGAGAATGATTGGATCGCTACTGGCATTGATGGAGAACACTGGGTAATCGCTAATGATATATTCCACAAGACTTATGAGAGGTGCGACTAGATGAAACATGAAGCGGAACAAGAATTATTGAAAACACTGAATGGACAATTGAGCGAGTTGCCGGCCGTTGCTAAGACAATGGTTCAACAATATCAAATGTCAGCAATCGTTCTATCAGTTTTATGCGGTGTGCTTTTTATTGCTGCGTTAACTGGCACTATATGGCTATCAATTTTCTTCTTTAGGAAGCATCGTAATCATCATGATAGCTATGATTTTGTTTCTGGAATGACGGCAATGCTTGGAGGAACAATGAGTGTCTGCTTATTAACGGCATTATGTTTGAATATTATTCATGCTTGTGCACCAATTGCTTCAATTATTAAAGACTTATTGAACTAAAGAACGAGGTGAAAATGAAAATAATATTCAACATTGAGCCCGTCGAACAGGCACGGCCTAGAGCAACTAAAACGTGGAAAGGAATACGCTTGTATGATCCGAAAAAGGTATCGACCTACAAGAAACAGTTGGGGATGATGTGCAAATTCCAGTACAAGGATAAGCCACTAACTGGCCCGTTAATTGTTAGTCTTAAATTTTATCGACAAGTTCAATCAAGCGTATCGAAAAAAGAGCGTGAATTACGCCTCTCAGGAATACACAGACCGATTGTAAAACCGGACACGGATAATTACATCAAATCTACTTTGGATGGCTTAAACGGTCTGCTATGGGAAGATGACAACCAGATTGTAAAGATAGTTGCTGAAAAGTACTACAGTGATCGACCACGTATTGAAATTGAAGTAGAAAGGTTAGAACAAAATGAAGATGAAAGAGGCGGAACAGGCGCTAAAGAATAACACTTTAGTTCTTTATCAAGATACTTTGTGCTCAGTAGTTAGTGTTGATTATGATCATAACCGAGTAATGATTAGTGAGGACGAACGGGAAAAGTTCGGTGAATTTGTAAGTCGGTATGTTGATCCAGAACAACTTGAACAAGTAGCCAGGAGTAACTATGACTGATTACCTTACTAAAAATGACTTTCTAACTCACTTACGGAATTTAGAAGATAAGTACGGTAAACGATTAAATGACTATGATTTCAATTTAGATGATTTAGTTCAAAGCGATCACGAAGACTACCAAGCGATTTTAGAATTTCGAGAGTTAGTAAAAGATAGACGGAGAGCGAAAATAAATCACCGAGATTTAATCGAACTGCTAAATACAGAACTTACTCTAAAACAAATAGCAGAAAAACTTAATTGCTCTACGTCAAAGCTTCGAAGAACAATCGAAGCTAATCATAAACTTAGAAGTAAGTATGAAGGGTTGATAGATAAGCGAAAAGAGATGTCCTTTGATAGTTTGAAACTACGGCATGTTCGTCAAAAAGAACATATTGGCAAAGAGATTCTAAAGTTAAGAATAAACATGAATCTAACGCAAGATGAGGTTGCCGATAAGATAAATAAAATTTTAGGTACGACTACGTGTTCAACAGGGACAGTTAGTAACTGGGAAAGAGGAGTCTCAATGCCAAGTAAGAAAAGGTTAGAAGTAATTGCTAAATTGTGCAACACGACAGTAAAAGAATTGATGGAGGAGAGAAAATGAGTAAACAACGAAAAGTACATCATGAGGTAGCGTCACGACAACATACGTATCATGTAGCAAGGCATTTAGCACATAAATTTGGCTACAGGCATAAACCACGTTGGAGAAAAAGCTGTCGAGAAACCAATAAAAGCGCTAGACAAATGACTTATGCCATGTTTGGCCCTGAATATATGGGAGTAGAAAGGAAAAGCTAATGAAGCTAACTGAAAAACAAAAGGATTGTCCGTACTGTCATGGTATGAAGCGCATGCAAGATAGACTTATTTATGGGACGCGTCGAGATATCCTAGCCCTGAAGGATAACAGCCTTGAATATACGTTGGTCTTACCTGACCATAAAGAATACGAAGTGCAGGCTTATGTCGAATACTGCCCAATGTGTGGTCGATATTTACTGAACGAGGAGGAAAATAATGAAATTTATGGATAAATTAGTTAATGCATTTGCAGTTACAACATTTGTTATGCTAGGCGGAATGGTTTGGGGATCATGGTATGCAATTGTTTGGTTTTCTTCACCAGTATTTTTTCAATGGTGCTTAGGATTAATTCCGCTAATAGCGCTTGCTATAATATTGATTTTCTTTATACATCGAGGTAACAAAGATGAAACTAAATAATGACGAACAAGTACTCTATGACTTCTTAGTTACTTTTGGCAAGGGTGTTGGATCAATCGGTTATCCAATCGCAATATTAGCAACTTGGACAAGCGGAGACGAAGAAAATGACATTGTAGTGTACCCACATAAGCAAGAAGTAATAAATGCCTACTGTAGCTTAGATGGGTTGGATAAACCATTGTATGAAGCAATCAAAGAGATTAAGGGATGGAAGTAATGAACAAGGATATTTTTAAAAATCATATTGCCTTTTATCATCACTATGGACCGTATGAATTCCTAATCTGGAAGAGTAAAGATTATGAATTAAAAGATCGTATTGATTACGTTTTTAATCGAATGACTTCTACCTTAAGTATTTCAGGAGATTTAGGCAGTGCTGTGCTTAGTTGGAATACAACGGGAAATACTCTTGATAACATTGCCGATTACAGTAAGAGCTTAGGTTACTTTGTCGGCAAGATGGAAACGTCTGATGATAAGTACGAATATGACTCAGATACTTTAGAAAAAGAATTAAGCGATTATTTAGGATTGGACGATGAAGAAGAATATTCACTGAGCCTAGAAGATCGTCAAGAAATGAAACAAGATTTAATTGAATGTTTTGATGAATTTACTGGCGAGTATGACCTTGCTTCTGATTTACGCGATAAGCTAATTGATTTTGATCCTGATTGGTGGGAAGGCATTCCTAATGGTCGCCGGATTAGTGATCGTGCAAAATTATGGGCAGTTGGATTACAGCAAGCAATGGCGCAAATTAAGCAGCACGAAAACAATGTTAGAGCTTTTGCAGATACGCAGTTAGCCGATATGTATAGCTTGATTTGTGACTTGTCTGTAAGTGCAGACTTGTATAAGACGAAAACCGAAAAAGCATTTCAAGCTGTGAGAGCTCTAAATGTTGCCATACACGATGTAGGTGATAATTTCGAACGATTGAACGAGATTGTAGAAGATGATCAAAATAAGGGGATAGATTAATGAAAATTGAAAATGAAGCATTGTTTAATGTGAAGAAAGGTGAAGGTGGATCAATTAGCTGTAGTCCTAAAACTGGTAAATTTATCATTACTGCAAAAAAGTTTAAGCAATATTTAACTGATGATGGGGTTGAAGAAAAGAAAACCCAAGTTAATCTTGAATATACCCGAGATGGGTTTGCTGCACTAGTTGGTTCAATGATGGCGCAACTCAGAATCTATGATGAGGAAGCAAACAAATGAAATATATAAGTGATTACATTCCCCAGTTATGCATAACTGCTGTTTTAATTGCTGAAATAGCATTTAAAGCAAGTTCGGAAGTAGTTGCTGGTACTATTGCTTTATTTGCGCTCTCTTTTTGGTTCAGTGATTAAGAAAGTGAATTGATGTAATGCAAGAACAGGAAGTAATTAAATATTGTCAGAATGAAACACCAGTGATTTATCACAAACACAATTACTATATTGTTGGCATCAATAAACTCAATCAAACTGTTGATTTGCAAAAAGCTTCGGCAATTGGATTGACATTAGACGAACGAACAATTACTAATGTTTCTTTTGATGATTTAGAAATATAAGGTTACAAACAACGGGTAACGAATGTGGGGTGTCAAGTTGGAATTAAAAGTTGCTCGCCAAATGTATGAACTAGCAGTAAGACGTGAAGAAAACCGGCTCACTGCTAAGGATAAAGAAATTCTAGGAATGATTGAAATTCCTAATAGTCAAACCCTAAAGATAATTTATCGCGTTTCATTAGAACGAAGCGATGCGCTTAATACACTTAACGATTTTATCGCTGGAAGAAATCTTCCTTGGATTGAATCGGCAATGCATTTTTTAGAAATGTATTATGATCAAAAAGAAAATGGGATGACACATGAAATAGAAATTGCTATGTGTGAATGGGCTCGGAGTAAAAATGTTCCTATTCAAGCTGTTAGATTAATTACTCGCCACAATTGGGAGTGGAGTGTTGAAAACTTAAACCCCAAGAAAGCGAGAATAAATTATGGATGAGAAACAGCCAAAAATTAACAGGGTTGCCATTGAGAAAATTCTGAATATGTATCGTGATGTCTGTATCGCCGAGAACGCATTTATTAATGATTGCAATCACTACAACGATAACTATGAGCAACGGCGAATTGCTTTCGAACAGGTGCTAGAATTAGCCGATTTAAAAGACGATGCATTATCACGAGCGTGGCAAATTAGAAAAGAGATTAAACGTCAGAAATGGCATTTAACTCTTGATGAACATGGCGCGAATAAATATGTATGTTTAAACAATAATGAAAGTGGGATGTAGGGGATGAAAGAATCAGAGTGTTTTCCAGGAAAGAGAGTTGGAAAATTAACTCTTATACGACGGACACGAATACACTCATCTGTCTATGGTAATAGATGGGAATGGTTAACAAAATGCGATTGCGGAACATATAGAAAGGTACTTACATTTCGTTTGGGTGAAGTTAGTGACTGTGGTAATCACACAAAAGAGAAATTAAGTGAAAACGGGAAAAAAAGGAACAAAACCTTTGAAGGATCTAGCAGATTCAAATCCCAAAAGTTTATATAGGTGTTTGTATGTTAAGTGGCATGATATGATTGCGAGATGTCAAAATCCAAAAAATAGTAATTACAAATACTATGGTGGACGAGGCATATCAGTTTGCTCAGAGTGGCAAGAATACTCAAATTTCAAAAAGTGGGCCATTGAGCAAGGATATAATCCAAAAATTAGAGATCGGAAGCAACAAACAATAGACCGAAAGAATACAAACAAAAATTATGAACCAAGTAACTGTAGATTGACAAATTCAGAAGTTCAAAGTTTCAATAAAAGAAATAACGTTTTTATAACTATTGATGGTATTACGAAAAATGTTACTGAATGGGCAGATGAATTTGGAATTAACCGAAATACCATGCCAATCAAGAATAGACAAAGGAGTTAGAGGGAAAGAACTTTTGCAAAAGCCTACTCGAAAGGCAAATTATCATAAAGGTGAATTGATAACATTTAACGGTGCAAGAGTTAGCTTTGCTGAACTAGAACAAAAATATCATCTTGGAACAGGAACTGTTAGGTATCGATACAAAAAGCTTGGTTTGCGAGGAACTGACTTAATAGAAAAGTCGAAAAATTAGGAGAATAATCATATGATTTACATTTTAGCTCCAATAGGTATTGGAAAAACAAGTCTTGCTAAGATATTAGCCCATGACTTACACACAAAAGCATTCTTGGAGAAGCCAGAAAAGATTCCACTACTGAACAGTTTTTATGAGAATGGGAATATTTCTCGTGAAATGAAAGCCTTTGCTGTTCAGATAGAATTTTTAGACTATCGTTATGAGCAATTGTTAGAAGGAATGTTTTTAAAACAAGAAGGAATGAATAATACTGTTTATGACTCATCACTAATTAGTGATGGTATCATGAGCCGTAATCTTTATAATCGTGGAGAATTTCCCGAAGTGTTGTATAAGGATTACTTGCGATTAAATAATGTAATGCAGAGAAACGTTGCAGGACATCCGTTTATGGGACCTGATTTAATTGTTTATCTTGAGGCTCCTTTTGAGCGAATGTTAAGTAACATCTCCTTGAGAGGACGTAAGATGGAAACTAATGACCCAAAGCTTAAAGAGTATTATCATTCTGTGTGGCAAATTTACCAAGATTGGTATAATTCTTATGGAGATACGCCAACGATGAAAATCGATATGAAAAATATTGATTTTGTTAATAATAAGACGGATCAAAATAGTGTACTAGATGCAGTAGAAGATGAATTGGTTAATCTAGGCAAGTTAACCAAAAAAGAAGTTGATAAGCTTAAGCAGAGGCGACATCAATGAAAAGTACAGTGATGGCATTTACATCTTGGCTAATTATGATGGTGGTAATTGCATTGTTTCTAGTATTAGTTATTGGAATACATATTATGTGTTTTAGGGGACTAATGATCTTTTTAGAAAAAATTTTGCAAATCGCGTGTCTAAAATTGCCTTAATTTTTAAAAAGAGTATCTTAATAATTGTATTCAATTCGATTATTGGTAACTACGATGTTGGATATCCGACTGAAATCGTTTGTTTGAATTGTCTTTTCCGTTTTGCAAGTCGGTTCACTGGTTCGACTCCAGCCGTAGTTATAGGCGTAATGCCGAAATAAAATTCAACTCTGTATTCTCGTTGCCTATGGAAGGTCGGAGTATTAGTCACCGCTTGCTCCGTTAGCAACTGCGTATGATAGGTTCGAATCCTGTCCGAGAATGTTAGTCTAGGCTTGACGGAAGCACTAAACCGCCGAAGAGGATAAAGTACATGTCCTGGTCAAGGAGGCCACTTGAATAAACGTAGAGATAAGGGGAAACCTAAAGGACTCTATCTAAATATAAGCCTAGCAAAAAATTCACCGCGAAAGCCTTAAAAAGAGGGAGCTAAGCCTCGGGTTATAAAATGAAGACACAAGCTCTGCTTAAGGAAATTGTAACTTAGCATACAATGAAGATTAAGTAACTTGTCTAACTACTGTCGTGCGTTTTCTGGGTAGTTATTTTGTTGATTTAGCTCAGGAGGTAGAGCACTACCTTGAAGCGGTAGGTTGCGGTGGTTCGATTCCATCAATCAGCATAGTCCTCTTGGGAAAAATCATCACTACCACAGATGCTGGTATGTTAGCTAATAATCTCTAATAGAGGAGCCTATGACGATAGGCACATCAAGAGTTAAGTATAGGAGATCAAAGAGGCCTCGCTTAGCTCACGATGTTATTACGGAGTAGCCAAGTTGGTAAGGCAACGGTTTTTGGTACCGTGATTCACTGGTTCGAGTCCAGTCCCCGTAATTACTGATGAATCTCCAGCATCAGTTATAGTAGTTTACATTTACGGGTCAGCTACTATTGTTAACGTTCTCTGGTGAGAGCTTATGTGTCTTGCAACCACAACGCATATGCATGAAGCTGGTTCGATTCCAGCTCTTAACATTGCTGCTATTTAGTGGCACTCCCAATATAAAAACTTTGGTTTGGTGTTGCTCAAATGGTGAGCGTCAATTCTGGTTCAAGTCCGGACACCAAAATTGGTCATGAAATTGACTACTATATAAGAGATCTTCGAGGTGAAGTTGTGCGTAAATCAGTACAACATATGCTAGAAGACATACTGCGTGATTATCCCAAACTTCCCAGTTACATTAAGCAACGAGAAGATGAATTGAAATATCCTACGCCTGAACAAGACGATAATGTTGGCGGTGGTCGAGCTCTGAATAAACTGAGTGATCCAGTTGGTCGAGAAGTAATAACTATTAATGATGATCGGTGGCTTCAACAATTAAAGAAGGAACGTCAAGCAATTGATGAATGCTTAGATGAATCCGGTGTGGTTACTGAAAAGATTATTCAAGAAACTTACTTCAAAGGCAATGTCGGGTTACGGATGGTTGATTTATGTGATCGACAAATTATCCCAGTTAGCACTACGAAAGCGTACGAATTGCGTAATAGTTTTCTAGTTGAATTAGGAAAGAAGCTAAACGTTGATGTAATGTAACTAGCAAATTCGCTAGTTTTTATGGCGGTGAGAGCTTTGGAAGCTAGACTGTCTCATAAGCAGTTTTGTTAAGGTTCGATTCCTTACACCGCAATTGGGAGTTAATCCCAAATGATCTTTGTACATCCCTAATTTAGGTACATATTTAGACTAATTGGCAAGTCGTCACCATCCCCCGTGTGAAAACCTCGGTTCGATTCTGAGAATATGTATTATGAATACAGAAAACAGTTCCTATAGCTTAGTCTGTTAAACTAAATACTTATTTACTGTTCGTATTCAATAATTGATACAGAAGACGGTTCCTATTTGAAATAAGACTGCAAATCTTTTTGTGTATTACCGTCCGTATCTATAAACACAACGCAGAAAAACGTTCCTATTAATTTATACAGTAAATATAAGACATGTTTACGTTTCGCGTTGTCATATATAAACTAAGGTGACTTTATTTAAGGTCGCCTTTTTTATTTTCTGAAAGGAGACCGAATATGAGAAAAGAAGAAGCAACTATTAAATTATTCAAAGCAGTTGTAGAAGATAAGTTTAGCAATCTGCAAGCAACAGAACCTAGTTTATTATTGGATGCGTTAAAGAAAGGTGTCTTTATTAATCCACATGTATTAGATGGTCGTACTCAAGAACAACAAAAGACTGTTGTGAAATCAGCGGTATGGGAATACGGAGTTGATGCAGAGAAAGTAAATTCAACCTTCTATAAACGATTTTCTGATGTGGAAGATCGCAGTGAATTGCAATTGCGGTTTGAACAGTTAACTCATTATATGAGCACGTATGGACGTGGGATTGACCGTGATGATATTGAAATCTATGAGCCAGAATTTCTAAATGATTTGCACATCGATATTAATGATGAGCTTGTTTATATTGATGCGATTACGGAAGCAGAATTAGCAAAGAAAGTTAAGAATATGCTAACTAGCGGAATTGCATTAAGTAACGAAGATCAAGTCTTAATTTCTGAAATTATCGATGGCTATCATTTAACAATTGATTATGTGGACCAAATCAAGAATCGTGAATATATGTGTCATGTGTGTGAAGAATTAATGCTCTTACCAAAGAATTTCGATGAATTTACTCGTTATCTAATTTACCTTGCAACTGATAGTACGTTGCTAATTAAGTCTCGTGACATGATCAATCGTCTAGGTCATCTAAGTAATTCTTGGAACAGTGACCAGAATTATATGGTATTGGAGAAAACATTTGAGCGATATGTTAAGAATTTTGGGATAGAAGAAGTCGCCAAACATATTACTCGTTATCGCAAACTCTATTTAGTGTTACGGAAACATTTTGAGAATAAGACCTTAATTAATCGAGCTCTTCACTTATCAAAGCGAATGTACGAACCTCGTAAACAATCACCGTTAGAACACGTGATGGATTATGATGTGGAGTTTAGTGATATTGAACGTGCAATGTTTAAGGCTCCCATTTATAAGCTCATTAAATTAGATAATGCATTACTGCGTATGGATGGAACACAAAAAGCCCGTTACTTCAAAATTCGTAACGGAAAAAGCTATCTAAAAGTTATGAATAACAAAGATAGTGTAAATGAGTTAAGGCGAATCTTGCGTAGCGAAAAATTACACGACATGATTTTAGATGTATTAAAACATCGATATGGTAATTGGCGTAATAAAGTGTTTTATATTCCTGAAGGGGTTGAGTATGCCGTACCAACAACTGCGAAGGACTTTATTGGCGAGTTACCATACATGACGACCTATGATTTTGAAGGTAAAAATGTATCACTAGGAATTGCATGGGACGAACCTGAAGCTGACCTTGATTTACATATGATGTCATTGGGTGGACATCATTATGGATGGAATGGCAGTTATAAAGGGGAAGTAACTTACTCTGGTGATATGACGCACTTAAATCAATATGGTCATGCAGCAGAATTTTATAAAGTTTCTGCAAATACGATTAAAGATCCATTTGTTGTGACTGTTAACGATTATTACAGTTCGTCCGAAGTTAAATTTGATGTATTTGTAACCGGTGCGAATGTTGATACAGACGCAAAACAAGGAGTCGCAACCCAGATTGGTGAAAAATCCGTTCTATTCCATAGCAAAGTATCAAATGACGATAAATCGAAGACGCTAATGCTAGTAATTCCGACTAAAAGCGGCTTTAAGATTGCATTCACTGGTGATAGTTATGGAAATCAACAAGTACCTGGAGTTGATAATTCCACAAAACTACTACTTGAAATCTTAAAGAATCAAGTAGAACGACAATTTACAGTGAATGATCTGATTAAACTCTTAGGCGGAAAGATCATTTCAAGCCAAAGCGATTTGGAAATGGTAAAAGAAGACATTGTTAAATCCGCAAAGGTTGAAGGTACATTTACTGGTGCGAACAAACAGCTATATACCAAGGTTAGTGTAACGACGCCTGAAATTATTAATTTAAGTCCAAGTAAAGTAACTGCTTCAACATTTATCGATTTGTTGAAAGAACCAGAGGAGGATAAGTAATGGGAACAATGATGCTGGTGTATATGGCTGCACCAATAATTTTATTTCTTATTAATATCATTTACGGACATAAGCATAATGATTGGTTAATTGTAAACGGTGCCCTTTTAGCAATTTTTGCTGCATTAACTTTTCTTCGTGTTTATTTTTGCTTACCTTCAAGAAATTTATTAAGCATTTTGATTAGTAATGGTTTCTGGGGAGCAATTTATGAAGCAATTACAATTAATTTTTGGAGCACTTCATCTAGGAATGGAAACAAGAAAGGGTTCGTAGTTTTCATGTCTGGAATTGGAATATTTTCAGCTATATTTTTAGTGGGATTGTTTGGTGAAATCCATTCGGCTTTATCAGTTAAACCAACATGGCAATCAATCTCGAAACAATATAGTAAGTCTAGTGAAGCACCGACATTCAAACGTAATGAAACTCCTGTTGCATTGGCACCTAATACAGTGCTTAATCGTGTACGGAAGTCTATGTCGGATATTCCAAACAGTCAGTACTTCGACACTTCGGATACAGTTCAAGCTCAATACTATAAGGGCAAACCTGTTTATATTATTCCATTGAAATATGACGGATTCTTCGCAATGCGCAGATCACAAGAAATCCCTGGATATTTCATAGTAGATGCAACTAATCAAAATGCTGAACCAAAATTCGTTAAAAAGCCTTATAAGTATGCAATGAGCGCTTACTTTAACCATGATGTAGATCGTCAAATTTATCGTAATAACCCTGAGTGGCTTACGATGAGCAAACCACAGCTTGAAATTGATGATGATGGCACACCTTATTGGGTACAAACAGTCTACAAGTCAGAAACATTCAGCCACCGAGTTAATTATCAACAATTGCATGTAGTGGTGATGAATGCACAGACTGGTTCACAAAAGACTTATTCAATAAAGAATTTACCTAAGTTTATTGATGAAGGGATCACAAGCGATTCGGCAGCCCAAATGAACAAAGTCTTTGGTAAATATAAGCATGGTTTCTGGAACTTTAGTCGTACAGATGTTATTAAACCAACTAATAACGGACCGGAAGATGGAGTAACCTCAATCTTTAATCGTGATGGTTCAATTAGTTACTTTACTGATTTTACTAATCCGAATAGTAAAGCGGACTCGGCAATGGGATATTCAATGATTAATGCTCGAACGGGTAAATTAACTTTCTATTCTGCTAATGGAATCATGGATAGCACAGGAGCAAAAGAAAATGCTAACCAAAACTATAAGGCTCAGCAATGGAAGGCAAAAATGCCAGTTCTTTATAACGTTAATGGACGTCCAACATGGGTAATGACTATTTTAGATAGTTCTCATGCAATTCGTGGATATTATTACCTTGATGCACAAGATCAATCCATTTACGGCAGTGGGAATAATCCTACCAGTGCATTAGATGCATTTCGTCAAGCCTTAGTTAATAATGGCGCAACAGCTAGAAATACGCCAGGCACTAAGCAAAAGAGTATCCAAGGTACTGTCGATCGTTCGGTTGTAGTATCAGATAAAAATAAAGTTATGTTTACGCTACAAGGAAGCAACACTGTTTATACGGTTAACACCAATGATTACGCAAAGGCTAACTTAATTCGTCCAGGAGATAAGTTGAAGTTTAAGGCAAGCGTAGTTAAAGGACAAAGTGTGGGAAACGTTGAAGATTTTACAAATGAAAGTTTGAGATGATGACAATGAATGGTGCGTTAGACCTTATGACAACAGCAGATGAAGCAAGAGCGTTATCTAATACGCAAAAGATGGTAAATCAAGCTATTAAAAATGCTGATAAGGCTATTGAAGAAGCTGCTCGAATGGGTAAAAAGAATACTTACTTTTATATGAATAATAATGGGGATGTTAATTATCGGGCGCTTGTAGAAGTAGTGGTTTCATTATACAAACTCGGCTATGGAGTCAAAGTTTTACTTCTTATCAATCCTGAAATTAAACTTTGCTGGGAAGATGAAGCAATAGACATGCCGATTATTGTAAATGAAGAATTGAGTGAAGAAAAAACAATGTTAATTGCTGAAATGGTTGACGAAGCAATTAAGCAACTAGATTAAAGGTGATTATTGATGAAGAAAACATTATTAATTCTTGGAACGGTGTTAGTGGGATTTTATGTGGGATATAACCAAGCTGAACCAGTAAATGCGATTGCGGCACATGGGGTTGCTCATGCTACTGCTCATCCGGCAGCACACCCAGCTACACATGCAGAAGCTACTCATGCGACAGCAACCCATACAACTACTGAAGGCGAACACACAACAATCACAACTAACGATAATCATTCAGAAACTCCAAACGCTACTCACCATACGTTTTCAACTTGGATGTATGGTGTAACGCATCCTGGTGGACATCGCGGAGATCAATATACTAAAGGCTACAACGATGGATACAAGAATGGCTCTGTTAATAAGAGAACAAAGTCACACAAGCATTCAAAGCCACAAGGAAAGGTATCAAAATCTTACTATAAAGGTTATGTTCATGGTTATAAAGATGGATTGGAATAGGTGAAAACATGATTGTACAGGATAAGCAAGAGAACATGCAGTATTTTGGGGCAATTCGATTTAGTAAGGAACAGGCTAGAAAATCATTAGCTATGTATCCGAGTGTCAAAATGTATGTAAATATCGCTTGTATACGTACCTTTTATACCATGACTTGGGTTCCTGTTAATGGTATTCCAAGAGACTATCGACCTAGTAAGACGCCAGAACAGGACTTTGTTTTTGAATTTGAACACGCTCAACTAAATGATGGTGATTGGTTGGTAACTGATAAAGATGGTAAAACCTATATTTATTCTGATGAAGCATTTAAACGAGAATTTACTGATGAAGTAGGTGATTTATCATGAAAATAGTTAAAGCGTTGCCTGATAGATATCACGCAATTCAATTTGATGTGTCGTTTGTTAAAAAATATGGACTTATTAAATATCCGATGGTTGAGTTAACTACTCAAAAAGATGGTCATGGACCGATTGTCAAATATAGCAAGAGAACACGTGATGATTTTTGGAGTCATGTTTTTGGGATGAAAGAAACTGTTAAGCATGAAGAGAATCAAACACAAAATATTTTTATATTGCGTGATTGTAAAAGCGGGAACGCAGTAGCCATTAAAGATGGTTATTGGATTGTTACTGATCGTTTTGGAAAAAGTAAAGTTTATTCTCCTAAAAAGTTTATGGATAATTTTGAATCGACATTATTAGATGAGGAGGAAGCTTAATGGCTAGTTATAGTGAATTAAATAGATTAAGTGAAATGGTAAAATCACAAAAAGAGGCATTAGCAAAACAAATGACTGTTGAAGAGGTTATCTCCACTATTCAATCCCCGACGTCATCAGTTGAACTCGAAGTAGCGATGCAGGCTTTACAAATGATTGACAGCGTAAAGACACAAGTGCCAAGCCGTGATAAAGTGGCTGAATCAAAAGGATGGTATAAAGAACCATTAATAAGTTATCGTGGAGATGAATTTCAATTTGATACAAGTCTTTTGAATAAAATAAGGAATGGGTTCCATGAAAAATAAAAAGAACTATCCCCATTATCCAAAACAGAAGGGATCACATTACGGAACACGTCCTGGAATATATTTAATCGATAAAACTGGTCATAAGGTTAGGCTAAATGTTACTTGTTTTAGCACAGAAGTATTAAGTAACCATTTAGTACTTGGCGATATTGAATTTCAAGTAACTGAGACAATGTTATCTACAATTCAAAATAGGAGAGAGTTGTTCTATGAATAAACGAAAGCGTTACATGAAGCGGAGATTAACTAAAGCCCACAAAAGAGGAACATTGATCAACTATCGATTGGATTCAATCATCACGCCTTCATATCAAGTTATAAATCGCTCGGAAATTATTCAATTGCAAAAACAGATTAATTCATTGCAAAAGGTAGTTAAGAATCTTTCTCGTCGTAATAATTAAATTAGCTGAGGGGATGCAGGATGAATAAGAAAAAGCGTAAGGCTAAGCGTGAACTAACTAAGGCGTACAAAGAGAGAATGAACCGTCAACAAACGCACAACTTACTTGTAGAAGTGTTTTCCGATCCGGTTTTTCAAAAAGGAATCGAGGCAATGGTTAACAATTGTTCTCAAAATTTTAGAGAACTTGCAAAAATTTTTGAAAAATGACGTGTCTAAACGTGCAATAAAATACAGAGTTGATATAATTAATCATGGTTGAAGGCAGTGCATAAGAAAGTGACATTTCGCCTGTACAGAATGAACGTAAGACCAATAAGCCGAATATGTTCGATAGGATATATTTTGCAAAAGAGCTAATTAATACCTAGTGAAGTCGATGAAAGAAAGTCGATTGGTTGTTTGTTCTAGAAACCAACATTGAAATTCATTGCACAACCCGTTAGGCGATCGTAATATTAAACCCACAGCAAATTATGGCTGGTTACCATGAGAACCAAAGTGGGAAGCCAAAAAGATCGTAGCTTGTGAAGTCTGGCAAACAGAATATAACTAACGAGGTTGGTACGAGTAGCCCAAGAGCATTTTCTTACAGCTATAAGGAAAAATATAATATTAGCTCATGTCGAGTGAAAGTTAAACGGTAATAGATCCGTGTTCAGGTCTTGTAAACCATACGGAGCTATCGGAGTTGTCTGCCGGTAGTGAGCCCGTATGAACCTGTGGCAGAACAGAATCCAATGAAGGTGAACTACCCAAACCAATGGGCAACCATACATAGAAGCGGATAGCGGTGTAAAAACTGCTACCCGCTTTTTTAATATCTAATAGTAGGAGGAAATGATGGTGAAAATCAATAAAGATCTTTTATTACCTAAAGCAAAAGGACCTAGACGTTTATCGTTTGGAGGACGATTATCAAGTTGTCGTAACTCATTAAAGGAAGCTCTAAATGAACAAGTTGATAGGCCTTTTCCAATTCATTGGTATACAGATGATCCATATAACGCAGGACAAGCTGTCACGTTGTTGGAAGTGTCTGGATATAGCTTTGACGTATATCATGATGAAGGCGATTCCGGTTACCAATTTCAGATTATGACCTCTTTTAGAGAGAAAATGCACTTCTTTAGCATTAGCCCAATTAAACAATCATTGGACCGCGTTAGCTTTGAGCAAGGAAGATATGACTCTTTAATGGAGCTATTAGATAGAAAAAACGGTGAACAAAAATGAAAAAGTGGTTAATTAGGTCTCTTGTAATCACGATTGTTTTCTTAACTGGCATGACTGTAGAGGGATGTACTAGCAAAAATACATCCGCCGATAGCAATGGTATTCTTAATAACTTTGATGGTGATCCAACAACTCAGAGCTATGTAGCAACTGACAAAGAAACCAAGGTTCAATACTTGGTTGTTGAGAATAGCAATAATGACAAGGTAATTACCATCACACCACGATTAAATAAAGACGGGAAACCAATGATAGATGGAGAGTGATTTGAATGAGTCTTTTTAGCCGACATAAATTAAGCGAGTATGAGTCAAGTGACTATCAGCAACAATTAAACGAGTTTAAGTATAAAATCACAAAGTTTGAAGACCGACTTGAAAAGCTAGAAAGCGATTGGGAGTGTGCATCACAAGGTGAATCCTTTCAGCCCGCTAATGGTATTGATGCCAAGGAAGCGGCTAATCGAGTTGAAAAAGCAGCACAAAAGGCGTTGCCAAACGAATTAAAAAAGGCTTTTGATGAGATTAATTCGGCAGTTAAAAATGAGCAAAAAAGCGTTCGACTTTATCAATACGAATGCGGCCCGAGCATAAATGTAATTGGTAAGCCTCAACAAAAACGTATATATCATATTGATACTCTTAGTAAGGAACTAAAAAAATATGGTTATGAAACCAAGCTCGACCCTAACGATTCTGACGGACCATATAGTTTTCTGGAAGTATCTTGGGAAGGTAAAGGGACTTCTGATGTTTCTAAAATTGATCCTGCCAATCTGGAGCCCTGAAACACAGATGGAACTCTTTACATGAAATAGAACGAAGCCTAGGATATCGACACGGTAACATTTCCCGGTGTTGCAAAGGACTCTATAAACAGGCTTATGGATATATTTGGAAATTTGAAAGTGAGGTAAATACCAATGCCTAAAAGTGAAAATTATTTTGTATGGTTGGTAAAGCAGATAAAAGGGTGGCCTCTTCAAAATTATTTGTTATTCTGGTTTAGTTTTGGTTTTCAATTGGCTTTATTAATCCAATCAAAGATTACAAGTGTTACGCTGATTACTTTTATAGGGACAACACTTGGCGTGCTATGCGTACTAGCCATCAATGCCGCTAAAGCTCTAAACGGGATCCTTGGGATTCTTAGCGCCGCTTGCTTTATTTATGCAGGCCTGTCCGCAAAGAACTACCTATCAATCTTTGAACAAGTAGCTTATGTATTAACACTGGACTTGCCGGTCATTTTAGCCGTACGTTCGTGGAATGATGATACTAAAAATCATCTTCGTAAATTTGGCGGTAAGCAATGGTTAATTGCAATTGTTGGAACATTGCTTGTATATGTAATTTCTGGATATTTGATTGGTAAGTTAACTAATGATCCACGCCCTTGGATTGACGCTATTAGTTTTGCTATCAGTTTAACAGCAGGAATTATGTGTTTTATGCGCTACAACAACCAATATTTTTGGTGGTTAGCATCTGGTATCTTTCAATTAATCCTTTGGGGTATTACTTACGCCCAAGGGGATGCAACACTAGCGATGGCTGTAAACAGTTCAATTTATGTAATCAATGATGTCCTCGCGTTTACGGTAAGCCCTTGGTTTAATACGGGGCGAAAGAAGTTGGGACTTAAGAAATTTTAATGGGGTAAATTTATGAAGGAAAACGAAAATAAAAATCAAGTTGCCAAAGTTGAATATGTGTATGTTTGTGTGTATCAAATAAACGACATTGAAAAGATTGTTGCGTTTGATAACGCAGATGCGCTATTTGACTGGGAAGATGCTGTTAGGGGGAACGGCGGATCTATTCGATATTCTAGTAAGCTTGATTTATGGAGTGGAGTAGCTGGTTATCCTTCAGGTGAAATAGAAAGATGTAATAGTGATAATAGTAAATAGTAAAATTATGTGGATAAGAAAGGTGCTTTTATCACACATTAATAGGAAATGCTAGTTTTTCAATATTCAAAATAGTAGAAACGGTGATGTTAAACCATCAAATGCTGTATTGATAAACCGAAGAGTAAGTATGCTATACAACCTTAATTGCTAAGGAATATTCTTCTCAAAACACTAAGTTTGATATGTACAGTATTCGAAAATAGCAAATAAAAAGCTTATGTTTAGTTTAGACAAAGTTCGTATAGTATCTTATCTAAATTAGACATAAGCTTTTAATGTTTATGTGGCAATTAAATAACAATTTTTGAAAAAAGTATTGTAATTCTATGACTGATAGTTAAAAATTAAATTAGGATTTAACTTAACGATAGAGGGGTGCAGAACATGCATATAAAAAATCTAGGTCCAATAAAAGATGCATCGATAAATCTAAATGAGTTGAATATATTTATTGGAAAAAATGGAACTGGGAAAACTGTTGCTGCGTATGCTATATACTCCTTTGTATATTGGTTTAGTAATGTTTTTGAAGTTGCATTGTTTGATATGAACGATGTTAAAAGATTTATTCATGGTGATAGTTTTATAGTTAGTCGTGAACATTTGCTAGAGAATATTTCAAAAAATGCCGTTAATCAATTTAATAATCTAGATGATAAGTACTTCATTAATTTTTTTAATAACGAAGGAATCTATAAAACAAATAGCAAAATTACTATTACGCCTGAGGATGTTGAATCGCTAGTTTTACCAGCAGAAAAAAGGCAAGGATGGTTTTATTCGTGGCCATATGTTGGTGAGGATGAGCCAAATCAAAATAATAGTATGAGTGTTTCAAATTCTAATGATGTTTATAATGAAATTCTCTCTACATATAATCATGAAAGTGACGCTATAGAAACAAGAGCTTTCGTAGTTGGTCACGGAGGAAAGCTAGATAAAGCAGGTCAAGATGCTCAAATTAACAGTTTTGAAGAAGAAGGTCATCGAAGTCATGTAAATAATTTGAGTATTGTTAATCTAAGTTTAAAAAACGTTTTGTTTAGCTTTTCTCCAGTCTATTTACCAGCAGAAAGAATTGGTATTAATGTTTTTAGGTCTGATTTAAATATTAGTAGATTGAATCGTTCTAATAATGTTAGCGCAGAACACAATGGTGAATATTCACCAAAAAGGTATCCACTTCCTATTGAAGATTACATTAGTTATGTAAATAATAAGTTAATAAATAGAAGAGGTGGATTCACTAATAAAATATTTCAAGGTAATCCTAATGCAAAAAAAATGGTAAAAGAATTAGTTCCCGGTAAATTTGAATATCATCGAGATATAGATGTTGTAAAATATAAATTGCCTAATAGTGAAGGAGAGATAGACTTCGAACTCTTATCAAGTTCATTAAAGTCAATTTTTGGTGTTGACCTATTTATAAAATATAACGATAGGGGAGACTGGCTTTTTATAGATGAGCCTGAAATGAACTTACATCCTTCTAACCAGGTAGTAATATCAAATTTAATGTATCAATTTCTTAAATTTAATATTAAAAGCGTCATATCTACACATAGCGATTATTTTATCAAGGCTTTGATTAATTACGTACTCGAAGATAAATTACAAGGGAATAATTATTCAGATAAAATAAACGTTTATGACTTTTCAAAAAATGGTGTAGAAAAACTTAACCATGCTTTTGATATCGATGAACCTATTGATAATTTTGACAATACGACAAATGCGATTAATGAAAAATATTATGATTTATTGGAGAAGTTGAATGCAAATTGAAGGATTTGATAAGTTCAATAAAACTTATTGTAAGAATAGAAATTGGTATATTACTTGTGAGGATAATAAGAAGGCTAGAATTATTGAATCGAAAGATGAAAAATATACTATTCAATTTAACTACAAACCAGCCTCAGAAAGGTCTATTTGTTTTCGAATAGAAAATTATAAAAAAGAATTTTTGGGTAATGAAAGAAAAGGAGCTCCAGATAATGATGTAACTGTATTAGACGATGATATATATCAAATAGAAATTAAAGATACAAAAAGAATAGATCATCAAAAAGTTTTAAGCCAGTTTCAAAATGGTTGGCAATGGGTTCATCACTTATTATGGGTTGCAGATCATGAAAATATGTGTAATTTAAAGAGAAAATACGATATTCTTATTCATTTAAAAATTATTGATACTCGCAATCGAAATAGGGGTATGAGTCGAAAACCTATTCTAAATTTAATCAAAAATGAAGATTGTCGTTATACAGTAATTAAATGGGTAGTTCCCAAAGGTACAAAATTAAATTGTCGTTTAAATGAAATTATTAGATTAGCATTATATGACAAAAAATATATTAAAGTAGTAAATACTCAATTTTAATTACTTGATCAGTAAAATTAAAATAAGCATGCTTTTTAAATTAAAGAAAAGTCACTGAAAAAGAGGATTAAGAAGTCAAAAAAAGTAATTCAGATCTTCTTTTTAATGAAATTTCTATGTAGTTTAAAAAGCATGCTTTTTAAATATCAACTTTTCCACGTGTAAAAAGAATTTTTTACCTCAAAAATCGCCTTATTTATTTTCTTATCCGGTTTTAATGATCTGCTAGATAAAATATCCGACTGCCTTTAACCGGTTTTCATTATCTTTATAGCATGGTTAGCGCGTCACGTTCTTAATAAATAGAACATGATTTCTATTTAGTATATAGTAGAAAAGCTTTTTATTCTTTTTAATTTTATTAGTTGACAACTTATAAAATAATGATATTATATAAGTGTAAGCTAATTACTAGCTTAAGCAGTCCCAACTTTCAAATTCTAGATATGAAAGGAGTTTCGGGGCTATGCTTACAGTAGTAAGCGCCCTTGTTGGTTGTGCTTCGGCTTTTCACCTAATCTGTAAAGGGTTATACTGGTTAGCCGTTGCATGGACAACAATAAAAAATAAGTCGCAATCAAACGATCACGACTAAACAAAGCTTATTTATTAGGGACGTGGGCGCGTCCCTTTTGTGTATATAATTATACTATGGAATTAGAAAAATAGAAAGGTTTTAGAAATGCTGAAAATTCTATTTAATATAGTAATTCTGTTAGTTGGGCTATATGTTAGCTATCGATTAGTTAAATCTGGATGTAATGACTTAAAAGAAGCCCAAAAATTAAGGCAACAATCAAAAGAACTAAAAAGAAGGCGATAAAATGCCAAAAGTAAAGAAATATTCTAAAGAAGAAGCACACCAGCGACAAATAGACCGCGTAAATGAATACAACCGCACACATAAAAAAGAAGCCTACCGCAATCAAAAGAAGTCAAGAGCACGTAACTTCATTAAAAAGGACGCTACACGGGAAGAATTGGAAGAATTGCGCGGGCTTATTGATGAAAGACTGAAAGAAATATCTAAAAATTAGAAACGTGATACGCTTTCCCTGTTATAATTGATAGAAAGTTTATTTTAGGGGAGTGAAACTAATGGCGGTTAGTAAATCGCATATTAAAGCATCACGACAGTATGAAAAAAGAAATCCTGATAGAACAGGATATAATACTTTGAAGAGAAACGCGGTTAATTTTGTTAGTGCATATGCTAAAGAAGGTACAAAAGCCAATCGATATGTAACTAGTGACTATGGAAAAAAGCATTATAAAGAAGATTTAGCCGAGCTAGAAAACTTAATAAAGCAGACTTTAGAAGAGTTAGAAAATTAATTTCTAATTTTTCTATTTTTTATCTTGACTTTATAACGTAGCGTGTTATTATATAGTTGTCAAAAGGATAAAGGAAATAAAAAGATAAGTTTTATTTTTTTACTCTTTTTATAACGTATCGTGACAAAAAGAAAGGAAGAATAACAATGACAAAAGAACAACAAACCATACTAAACAAAGCTAAAAAGATATTCGATCAAGTAGAAGGATATTCAAACGAATACGAGTTAAAGAAGGATGGTGCAACAGTCGCAAGAATGAAGCTAGATGACGAACAAACAACGCTATACGACAGTAAGCGAATTAAAAGCTTTCTTATTTGGTGGAATGATGACATGAGTGGATTTAGTGAAACACTAGAAGAAATTTACAACGGCTAGAAAAGGAGATCTTAAAAATGAAGTGTAAATATTGCAACGAAAAACTAAACAACGGTTTTAATGTAACGGGGTATGAAATGACATCCCCAAAGCAGGCGGAGGGTCTAAAGTTCGATTCTCTTTATTGTATGAGTGAATATGCAAAAGAACATAATTTTGATGATTATAGCTATATTTCATATGAACTATAAAAGGGGATGCAACAAATGCGAAAAGTAGAAAAGTATATCAATTTGTATCAAGAAAATAAAATTAATGTTCATCAAGCCTATAAACAACTAGGCGGACGCAAATATAAAGAATGGTGGACAAAGCTATATAAGCAAGCAGAACAGACAACAAAAGAAAGGGGCTTGTAATTATGGGAATAGAAAAATCAAGAACTAACTGGATGAATAACGGCTATTTATACATTATCGAAAAGTACGAAAAAAACGACTATACAGGAAAATTTGAAATTTGGCGGCGCGGCTTTATTAACTATTTTGCATATTGTGACAAATTAAAACGATTAGCATGGTATAGCAGGGAGAACACTAAAAAGATAAATGATGATGCATATTACATCAGAGACGACAAAGGAAATTACACGGGCCGAATAATCAGAGTAAAACAGTTCAATTAAATAAAAGAGGTAATTTATTATGAATAAGAATTTAGTAATTAAAGTGTTAGGCGTTTTATTAATTATTGCAGTTGCTAACTGGTACGTTGACAGCCAAAAGCTTCACGACGCACAGAACCAAATTAGAACAGAACAAACGGCCAAGAGTAAGGCAACCGCACAAATAGAAGACCTCAGCGCAACTAATGACGATTTAACAGACCAAAACAAGGAATTAAAGGACTCGCAGACTCATATTAAGGACGGCCAACAAATTAAAAACGATAAATTTACAATCGACTATGAAGACGATGGCGACGGTGATTATACTTTAACAGTTTACCCAAATAAGAAGGGCGAGCGCTTAATTGCTCAGCAAGGAGACGGCGCGCAAGGCTTGGAAATCGTAAACGTTCCAAAAACGGATAAGCGCACAACTACAGCCAACTAGAAAGGAAGTTGTATAAATGATTATTACACCAGAAGCGGAAACATACCGCGTTAATGCGCTATATATAACTGGTCAAAGCGTATCGGAGCCATACAAAACACTAAAAGAAGCAGAAAAGAAAATGAAAGAAGAAATCAAGATCGGAGAAGTAGCGAGTGTTTCTATTATTTGGCATCATTGGACAGAATGGCGAAAAGGCGGAACCTATGAACACAAAGGAAAGAGGATAAAAAATTGGAAAATGTCACCGGAAAAAGTGGAAGCAGCAAGACAGAAAGCACTAGAAAAATATTAAGGGGTTGAACATGATGGATATTACAAAAATAAGTTACTCAGATTTAACGGTTAAAGCATTAACGCTATTAGATACAGATGATAAAGTAAGGCTTTACTTGATGGAAGCCACCCGAATTATGCGGGCTTTGTATGAAAGTGACGCAGTATATACACACGAGCGCCGAGCATTCAGGCGGAACTATTGGCGGTTTGTTCTTTGCTGTAATTTAACGCCGTCAATGAACCGAGTGACAGCAACAAGAATCTACGCCCGTTTTGTTGGTGGTTATTGTGAAGGGTTAGAACCTAAAACAGTTCAAATAATGGGGATGTTATTTGAAGAACTAGCCCAAAGCATTCACAACGGCGAAAACAAACAAGCACAACAAGCCATACTAAACAACGCAATTAATTATCTACTAAAGTACTAAGGGGATGCATACAATGAACTATAAAACATATTATCGAACTGTTAAGAGTCACGCCTTGAAGTTTGTTGATCCTGGGGACGACTACAAGCGCCGTTACTTTGCAGGCCGTGACGATTATAAAAGTGTACTGATGAAGTTGTTAGTTTCAACTGTTGACCGTTTGAACGGGCTGGGAGTTAATATAAAAATAGTTGTCGGGGATGGAAACAACAAGCACACAGAAACAAAAGAAGCCGCCTAATTGGGCGACTTTTTTTGTGGTATTGTACTAATTATAAAAGCGCTCAAGCAATAGCCCAAGCGCTTTTATAAGGTTCTCTTGTCTGTATGTAGACCGTCGGGCGTTAGGTAGTGGAACACTTAACGCCTTTTTACATATCAAATTATATCAAATAGAAAAACACAAATAAAAGTATTGTATCTCTCTTGTATATGTTATATAATATAATTGTTGATTGGTACGGAGCAACGGCAAATCAACACAGATCTGATATTGGGAAAAGTAGAAAGCGTTGCGGAATTCTAGGCGGGTGAAACTAATGGCCAATAGTTCACTTGCTGAAGTCCTAATTTCAGGAGGGCGGGCGCCGTGAGCTCCGGCGACTGGATCGCATATCTGAAATTGATACTAGATGAATGTTTAGTATTATATCAGATATATCGTGACCAACAAAAAAGGCGTTAACCTTTACGGCTAACACCTAATAAAACGGCTTCCTGATATTGGGTCAGCAAAAGGGGTGGGCGGTGCAACGCTTGCCCTTTTTGAATACATATATATTATATATTATTTGCGGGAGGTTGTGCAAGTATGGCAATTACAAAAGCACAGGCAAAGGCAACAGCCAAATATAAAGCAAAGCACCCGGAAGCAGCAAAAGCATATCAAGCGCGATCATATGCACGGCGATATATTAAACAGTATGCAGATAATGAAGGACTTGACGAACTGGAGAAGCTTATACATATCAGACGAGAAGAACTAAACAAGCAATAGAATACTATTATTTATATATGCCATCTATCTATTAATTAGGTAGGTGGCTTTTTTTGTTTTAAATCCTCACGGAAAAAATGCGGAAAAATAAAGGGGCTTTTAGTGTTATATTGATATTGTCGAAATAAACGAATTAATAAGGTGTTACCTCAAACGGTAGCGCCTTTTTATTTTGGCTTGCTTTATATTGCGATGTGATGACGTATAAGGCAATACAGTAGCAAGTTAACAGAAAAGGTTAATAACTCAATTAAAGTGTTAGAAGGTGAGTAGATGGGCCGTAAGTATACAGATAACTATAACGCATTTTACCATTCGAAAGAGTGGCAAGCAGTAAGGCAACAAGTGTTACAGCGTGATAATTATTTATGTCAGGTATGCAAGCGAGCGGGACGAATAACACCAGCCACAACAGTACACCATATTAAAGCGGTAAGGGTTGACTATAGTAAACGGCTAGACCCTAACAACTTAGAGACTATCTGCAAAGCTTGCCACAATGCCGAGCACAACGAACGTACAAAGTCGCTACATGATAAGCAGACCAAACTAAAAGCCGAAAAGAACAGTGATATTTTTACGTTCAAGGCTAATCCGGAGCTTTAAACAAAAAGAGCACATGCCTATAAATGCCGTCACAGCAACGATTAAAACAGTCTGGAAGTAAAAATAAATAATTTTCGTGTGCAAAAAGTGCAAAAACAAGCCCCCCACCCCTAAAAAATAGAAAATTTTAAAATCATGGGAGCGGTGCCATGCCTTACTTCGCAAAAAACTCGTTTTTCAAAATTTTTTGCACACAAAAAAGCGGACACCCATCATCGGATGTCCGTTAATTTTGACCACTCATATTTCAACTAAATCATAACATAACTAAAAATAGCGTCAAGCGCTAAATTTCGGTGAAAGGAGGAATTTTTGATATGCCACAACCAGCTAAAAATGTTCTGCAATTAGTTGCTAATGGAAACTATAATCACAAGCCCAAAGATGAACTCAAACGGCGTGCAAAAAATGAGCAAAAATTAAAAGTTTCTGCTGAACACATGAATCCACCATCTTATCTTGATACTGGAGCTAAAAAACAATTTCGAGCAATTATTAAGCTGTTTAAGGATACCGATTTATTAAATGAGGCGGATATTGATGAAATTGCACGTTATTGTGACTTAACTAAAGAATACAAGTCGTGTAACGCACGTCTAAAAAGAAATGGGCGATTTGTAGAAGGCAAGCCTAATCCTGATTTGCGATTAAAACTTCAAATTTCAGCTGAACTAGATAAGTTAGCTAAGAACTTAGGGCTTAATCCGGCAGCACGTGCATCTTTAGCTATTAATATGACAGATGATCAAAAACAAGAAGATGACGATGACTTCTAATATTTTAAAAGAGAATCCGCTTGAACTTGATTACACAGGCCTTACCAACTGGGTTCAAGCTTATATGGACAACGAACGATCACTGGGACATGTGCTAGAAACACCATCACCAGCTTTATTGACCACGATTTATGCGCAAGCAGTAGTGAATAATGACATTATAGCCAGTAAATGGGTGAAATTAGCGTGTGAGCGACATTTAAAAGACCTTGAACGTTCTAAAAATGATCCCGATTATCCTTGGACTTTTGATGAAGAAAAAGGTTGGCGACCTATTCGCTTTATCGAAAAGAAATGTCATCCGACTAAAGGTAATTTTGATCACTTAGTAATGCAACCATGGCAGCACTTTGTTGTTGGCTCAATGTTTGGTTGGGTTAATAAGCATACAGGAGTAAGACGCTTTCGTGAAAGTCTTATTTTTGTTGGTCGTAAGAACGGAAAAACTGAGCTGGAGTCTGGTTTAGCAGACTATATGGCAGGATTTGATGATGAAAACGGCCCAAATGTTTACTTTTTAGCTAATTCACAGCAACAATCACGCTTATTGTTTGAGGGTTCTCGAACAATGATTCAAAAATCTCCTTGGTTATCTGATCGTTTTGTTCCCAACCGAAGCGAAATTAGATACCCGAAAACTGGTGGAAAGATCATGGCGATGTCTGCCGAAAAGAGCAACAAGGATGGTGAGAACGTCCACTTTGCCGTGTTCGATGAAATTCATGAATACCAAGACTATTCACTGATTAACGTCATGAAAAACTCTCGTGGGACACGAACACAGCCTTTAATTGTCTATATTACGACTGCGGGATACGTTTTAGATGGTCCTTTGGTAGATATGGTCGATCAAGGGCACGATACGCTAAGCAGTTACGAAAATGATATCGATGAGCGGACGTTTTACTATCTAGCATGTCTTGACGATAAGGAAGAAGTTAACGACCCAACCAAATGGGTAAAGGCTAATCCAAACATCGGCTTAATGCAATTGGCTGATATGATCAGCGACTTCAAAAATGATCGTCGTGTCCCTGCTAGGTTTGCTGATTGGTTGACTAAACGGTTCAATATTTTCTCCGAAGTAGACGAATTAAGCTTTATTACACCCGAAATACTACAAAAGAATAAGCGTCACCTTGATTTAGAAGAGCTTTTAGACCGTGAGTGCGTTGGCGGTTACGATTTATCAGACACAGAGGACTTTACCTCCGCTTGTTTAGAGTTTCCTTTAGATGATGGTGGCGTTTTTATATTGGAACACTCATGGATTCCACATGCTCGCTATGAACGGGACAAGAACCCAGAGCGCATAAGAAAGTGGGAGAAAGACGGAGATGTCACAATTATTCCTGGAGATTATGTCGATTATTCATACGTGCTTGATTGGTTCAAAGAACAATCGAAAAAATACGACATTGTAATGATCAGATATGACCCGGCTAAGGCAATTCGGCTCAACAAAGAGCTAATTGAAGCTGGGTTTGAAACTGACAAGGTGCGACAGGGATTTATTACGCTTGGAGGACCTTTACAAAACTTCAAAGAGCTTTTATTAGACGGAAAAGTCGTATTTAATGAGCAATCAATGTTCCAGTGGTATCTAAATAACGTTCACCTTCGCCAAGATCGCAACGATAATTGGCTACCAACCAAGACTTCGATGTCTCGTAAAATTGATGGCTTTGCGGCAGCACTAGATGCTCACGTATCAGTAATTGATATGTTGGTAAAGCCCGAAAGTGATGGTCCAGTATCAACGTTTATTTCGTTTAAGTAGGTGAAGAAATGAAAATCTTAGTATGGCTTGCCGTTATTTTGACGGCTTTTTTGCTTGGTGCAAAGCTGGCAGGGGCGGTTACGTGCTCTTGGCTGGTTATTTTTGCACCTTTACTCATTGTTTTTGGGCTATGGTTCCTAATTGTGCTGTTCTTATTAGCAATTATCGGTATTGTCGACCTAATCGCACTGATTGACGAATAAACCGTGCCGGAAAGGAGGTGCATATATGGGATTTTGGAATAACGTAAAACATTTATTAACGACTAACCCACAACAAAAAGCCGAAACTCCTGGTTGGGAAGGCCAAGGGTTTCATTTTAGTAACTGGGCTAACAGCAACTTCTTTGGAACACATAACAATATCTTACGTAACAATGAAGAAGTATTTGGTGTTATTAGTCGGTTAGCTAACACGTTATCGAGTTTACCGATCCACGAATACAAGGAATACGATCAGATTAACACTCCGGTGTCTGACTTGCTTCATAGTGAAGCTAATCCTTCAATGTCGGCGTTTCAACTTATTAATCAACTAGAAGTATCAAGAAATACAGACGGGAACGCTTACGCATGGATTGAACGTGACAGTAACGGAGTGCCCATTCACTTGTGGCCACTTGATCCGGGTGCAGTCACTGTTAAACGGAATGTTGATGACAACTCAATTTGGTATGACGTTAATAGTACCGAGTATCATTTCTTGGTTTTTAACACCGAGATTATTCATGTTAAACACATTACGCCGTTAACAGGAACATTAGGCATTTCCCCATTAGACGTATTAAAGGGTCCTTTGAAGTTTAAGAAAGCTGTTGAGGACTTCTCGCTAAACGAAATGGATAAAAAAGACGCATATATCATTCAATATGACCGTTCAGTTAGCCTCGAAAATCGGAAAGCATTAATTAATGACTTTAGACGAATGATTACAGAAAACGGTGGAGCAGTCGTCCAAGAAAAGGGATTTGAGATTAATCGTTTTGATAGCAACTTCCAGCCAAGTGATCTATCAACAACGAACTCAATTACTCGTTCAAGAGTAGCGACTGCTTTTAATGTACCGTTATCTTTTTTGAATGAGTCGCTTGATACCGGCAACGGTAAGTCAAACGAACAGGTTATGTTGCAATTCGTGGAAATGACTTTAATTCCTATCGTTACGCAATACGAATCTGAATTTAACCGCAAGCTGTTGTCTAATTCTGAAAGAGCACGTGGCATTTACTTCAAGTTCAACATTAATGGATTATTACGTGGTGATACCGCTTCTCGAACGGCGTTTTATCAAACCCTTATTCGGAACGGGATTGCAACGGTTAATGACTTACGTAAATTAGAAGAATTACCACCATCAGACGCAAAGAACGCTGACCAACTATGGATTACTGGTGACTTATATCCAATTGATACGGATATCGCTGATCGTAATACCAAGGCCAGCACTTTGAAAGGAGGTGACAATGATGCCACAGACGACAAAGATGCCCAAGTATCTGACGGTAAAACAGGAAAGCAAGCCGAACACAGCGTCAATGTATATCGACGGAGAAATCGTGACTGACGAATACTATGACACTGATACTTCAGCGGCAGGTTTTCGAGATGCGTTAAAGGATCTCGGTGATGTAAAGACGATTAATTTACATATCAATTCACCCGGTGGTTCTGTTTTTGAGGGAATCGCTATTTATAACATGTTGAAACAAAATAAGGCGCACGTAAACGTCTATGTAGATGGCTTAGCAGCGTCAATAGCAAGCGTTATCGCAATGAGCGGTGACGCTATTTTTATGCCCTCAAATTCAATGCTGATGATCCACAATCCTTGGACGATGGCCGTTGGGAATGCTTCTGAATTACGTAAGCAGGCCGATGACCTCGACAAAATTACTGAATCAAGCATTCAAACGTACCTCAACCAAGCAGGCGACAAGCTCGACGAAGAGACCTTACGCCAATTAATGGATGACGAGACGTGGTTAACGGCTAAAGAAGCTGTTGATTACGGGCTTGCAACCGAAGTGATTGAAGCAAACAAGGCGGCTGCCTCGATTAGCAAAAACTTTGCTCAACGGTACCGTCATGTTCCCAAACAACTTATTCAAGCTTCTCAAAAGAAGCAGGAAATAAAAGAACGAGAAGACGATCAAGAATTACGCAAACAACTTCTCGAACGATATCAAAACAACTTAAAAGCAATCAATAACGAATTGCGAATTATGAAGGAGGACTAAAGAAATGAATTTCTACCAAATCAAAAAGAATGCAATGGACATGGGTGACGAACTTCGCCAAGCAAATGAAAAGCTAAACGAAATGCTCGCCAACCCACAAGTTGCGACTGAAGATATTACTGCACAACAAAAGGTTGTTGACTCTGCACAACAACGTTACGACATCGCTAAGCAACAAATGGACAAGGCAGAAGCTAAGGAAAAGGCTAACTTAAAGCCTGTTCATGATGCAGCTAACATGACTCCGAAGGAAAAGCGCGCTAAGGCTTTTGCTGAATTAGTACGTAACACTATGGCAAAGGAAGCTGTTTCAGCAGACGTTTACCAAGCGCTTGGTGACGAAGATACGACTGGTGGTAACAAGTTCTTGCCAAAGACTGTTTCTACTGACATCATTACTGCACCAGCAGAAACTAACCCACTTCGGAACATCTCTACTGTTACTCAAATTCCAAACCTTGAAATTCCTCGGTTAACTTTCACTCTTGACGATGATTCATTCATTCAAGACAAGGAAACTGCTAAGGAAATTGAAGCTAAGGGTGAAACTGTTGCCTTCTCACGGAACAAGTTTAAGGTTCAAGTTGGTATGTCCGAAACTGTTTTACTTGGTTCAGACGCTAACTTAACTAACTACGTTGAACAAGGACTTCAAAACGGGGTAACTGTTAAGGAACGTTCAGTAGCCTTCAACCCTAACCCAACCAAGGACGCAGAAAAGCACATGTCCTTCTACGATGCTTCAAACAACATCAAGACCGTTAACGGCGCTGACTTATACGAAGCTATTACTAACGCTGTAGCCGACTTACACGAAGCTTACCGTGAAAACGCAACTATCGTTATGAGCTACAAGGACTACTTAAAGATCGTTCGGACGCTTGCTAACGGTTCAGCAACTCTTTACGGTGCCCAACCAGAAGCCGTCCTTGGAAAGCCTGTTGTATTTACTGACGCCGCTGTTAAGCCAATCGTTGGTGATTTCTCATACAGTCAATACAACTACGACATCAACACTCTCTACGACCAAGACAAGGACGTTCACACTGGTATCAACTACTTTGTTGTTACTGCATGGATGGATCACCAAATTAAGCTTTCAAGCGCATTCCGTATTGCCGACGTACAAGCGTCAAAATAACTTCCCCATCCGGTGATGATGGGAAGAACACAACCCCATCAACGCCGAAAACAGGTGGGGACACAAATGAGAGTCAAAACAAACCTGCAACTAGTGCTGTAGCAAGTTCAGCTCCATCAAGCTTAGCTACAAGCGCCAGTTCTTCAACTGATAACCCAGCTACTTCCGCACAACCGGCAGTAGCTGATACTTTTAATCCTAATGGGGATATAAAACCAACTGAAGATCAAACTATTCCAGAAATTAAGGCTTACTTAGATGCACATAAAATTAGTTATGCGTCATCTGCAAGTAAGCCTGACTTATTAGCATTGGTTAATAAGTAGCAATAAAAGGTGGTGATATATATGTCAATCGAATTATTAAAGAATACAGTAAGTGATGATGATCTAGGCCAAGTTAAAACTTCCCTTCGACTAGAACCTGATATGGAAAGCGATGATGTGCTGTTAAAAATGCTTATTAAGGCAGCTCGACGGGATATTATCAGCCAAGTAGGTGAACGTATTGATGATTTTTTTGATGATAACGAGGTATTTAATGCCGCTGTTATTCTTGAAGTTTCTCATCTTTATAACCATCGAAGTGCTACTAGTGAACAGCAAACTTATGAAGTCCCAATGGCGCTGTATTCATTAATTAATTCAATGAAAGATGATTATCGCTACCAAATTGCTAAGAAAGACGGTTGGTTAGATGATTATACTTCTGGTATTGCAGACGCCGAGAGTAGTAATGAAACAGCGGCAGGTTCCAACCAGAACGAAGATAATCTAACTGCAAAGGATGAACACAATGGTTAAAAACGTGAATGTAGCAAGGATGCGTTATCGCCTTGAATTTGGTCTTGACGAACCCACCGGAAAGAAAAATCCAAATACAGGGAAACCTATCAAAGGGTTTAACCCACACTTTACAAGATATGCCGGGTTATGGACGTTGAGCGCTAATCAGGCCATAACATTGGCTGGTGCACATATCAAGGAAGCTATTGTGTTTTTTGTTCGTCATGACTTAAAAATCACAAGTAATTACAAAATCCGTAAAGGAGACGAAATCTTTATTATTGATAACATTTCTTATGATGATGGTCTGAGCACGGACGGATTTGATTTAATTACTTGTCATAGAGAGGTTATTGATCATGGCTGATGGCCTTATCAATGATAACTTTGATAGATTTCTGGAAAAAGTAGATCAAGGTTTTACGCTTAGTGAACGAAAGAAAGTAAATAAAGTTGGAGATAAAGTTTATGAGGAAGCAATGATTGCTTTCTTAAAACAACATAAACGGGATGTTGTATATAAAAACGGTACACAGCATTTGGCGGATACACTAACACATGAAATTAAAGAAGACGGGCATTATGAGATTGGCTTCTCTAAGAAAGGGAGGAAAGCTTATATTGCTCGTTTTTTGAATGATGGTTGGAAGCCACGAAACCAATACGGTGGTCCTTATGGTACGGCGCCAAAAGCTAAATATAGTGAGTATCACGACTTTATTGCTCGTATTGGTAAAGAACGTGATCATGAAATGGGTAAACGGATGGCTGAACGGGCTAAAGAAATCATGGACGGAAAGGTAGGTAGATAAGATGACACCTACTGCACGGATAGTGGGACTGTTAAGTGATAATGCGGATCACTTAGAAGATATTCTTATTGACAATATTTGTGCCTACATGATTGACGAAGAGAACGTCGACAATACACATCCAATCCTTGTTGTTTCCGAAGATAACGACGGTCAACGTGACACAGGGAATAACACGATTCTTTCAACGATTAAACGAATATCAATCATGTTTTATTACCCTATTAACTTTGATGGAGATATGGACTCAATTGAGAAATCGGTTGAGTCCTTTTTATACGCTCACGGAATCCGACGTTATCTCAATGCAGGACATGTAATGACTCCGGACACTAAAAACATAACGAACACATTGAAATTCAATTACAAAAAAGATGAAATCACAGAGGAGGACAACTAATGGCTAATATTGGTCTGAAATCGCTCTATGTTGCATTGAAAAATGAAGATGGAACCACCATTGTAGATGCAACTAAAGGCCTTTCTGAAGCTGGTGTTTATGCAATTGATACTAATAAGTCACACCTTAACTTAGGTGCGCAAACTGCTAACATTTCAGCACTTTCTGGAACACCAACAAAGATTAACGGTAATAATGAAGTGGTAGATATTTCTAATCCACCTTCTTCACCAACTGTTGCAATTACAGCTAACTTAATTAATCCGGAAGTTAAGCAAAAACTGCTTGGTCGCCAACAACTTTCCAGTGGTATTTGGGTAGACTCTGATAAGCCTACTTATGCAGGATTGATGATCGTTTCTCAGTCTCCAGCAACGTTGGAAGATGTTTACTACAGTTTTGGTATGGGTGTCTTTACTGAAACTACTCAAAATGTTCAAACCAACACAGATACGGCTGAAACTCGTGAAAGCGATACTTTAACGTTCACTTCCATGGGATTTTCTTACTTTAATGGTAAGAACTACGGCTTTGCACGTGCCGGGCAAACTAGTTTTGATAAGCAAAAGCTTTTCGATACTGTCTTCCCTGGACAAACTTTTGTTACTGCAAGTAAGGATGGTACTCTTGATCCTTCATTACACGGAGGTCAAGCAGTTGATGTCCGAACTGATGGTGAGAAGGAAGCTGGCGTGGGAAAATAACAACCCCACAACCAAGTGGGGCGCCCACTGAAGTAATTAATCCAGACGGTAGCTCAACTACCGCTTAAAAAGAAATAACAGAGACGAGTAATAGTGAGACGTAACTAATACATAGACTTAAATTAAATATAGAAGGAGTTTTAACAATGGCGAAAACAGTAACATTAAAGGCAACTAACGTACTTAGTAAAGATTTTACAATTATGGACTCAATGGGAAACATCAAGAAGATCAATGAAGGAATTAAGCAAATTTACAAGCGCATTGATGCTCTTGACCAAAAGAAAGAAACAGTCCTTTTTGCTGAATATAACGAAGTAATTACTGATGAAGTAGTTAAGCAGGTTGCTAAGTTATTAAACCTTAGCAAGGATGATGCTAAGAAGCTAGAAGATATGTCCTACAACGATTTATTTACTTTCTATTCAACAGCTGTTAGTGAATTTACTGGAATGACTACGCCAAGTGTTCGTCAGATGCAAAAAAATCAAGAGAAAGCAATGCAAGCCTTAAATAACGAGGACCCAAAACAAAGTTCCGAAAATTAATTATTGATTTAGATGATCTTACAGAAGATATCGATTATATGGCCCAAGAAGCCATGAGTAACGGTATTCTTCCTAGTGATTTTTACAAATCGTCATTTAGCGATGTGATGGCAGCACAAAATGCTAAATCAAGAAAGGATCGTCCACAAGATCCATTAACTTTGGTTGGCTCAGATGCCTTTACATTCTAAAAATTTTGAGGAAAGGAGGAAAAATAGATGGCTGTAATTGAAGGGTATACGTTTGCCGTTGATATGCAAGATCGTGGTGTTGTAGCTAGCTTGCGCCAAATGCGAAGTGCCGCAAGTGCAATGAAAGCTGAAATGCGTGCTGGATTTGAAACAATTCGACAAGGTGAAGGTTCAATTTCTGCATATAATTTTAAGATTGAACAATCTGAACGACAGATTGAAAATTATAAAAATATACAGAAAGAGCTTCGTAGCGAACTAGAAAAACTTTCTAAAGCACGTGAAAAGCAAATCGAAGAGACGAAAAAGTATGCTGATGCTAATTCGGAAGAAGCTCAAAAAGTTCAACGTGCTTTTGACGAAACCGAAAAGAAGTATGCTAGTACTGTTCGTCAGATTGAAAATGCTCAACATCAAATTAATAAATTAACCCAAGGGATTGAAGAGTCTCGAAAGTCCATTCTCCAATTTAATACTGGTCTAGCTCGTACACGTACAGAAGCTCAAAGTGTTAAATCAGTAATGGATGGCTATGTTAGATCAGTTAATAGCCAAGGGAATGCTTTCCGTACAGCTAAAGCTCAAGTAGACTCCTACAAGTTACAGCATGGAGCATTAATTAACCAATTTCGAGCAGAAGTTAGTGAAACAAATCGCCTACAGTCAAAAGTAAACGGACTGCGTAATAGCTACTCTCAGCAACAAGCAAAAGTTAATCAAGCTGTACGTGAGCATGGGAAGGCATCTAGTGAATACCGGCAAGAGGCAGCTGCTCTTGCTGGATTAAGTGAGAAAATCACTAAAACAAATTCTGAGTACGCAAAGCAAATTACTCAAGCTTTGAAGGTACGGACCTCAATCAATGAAATTTCACGAGCAGAACGTAGCGTAACTGATGGCGGAATTTCTCGTTTAAGTCGGGCAATGAATAACCTTGATGCTAACGCACGGCGAGCTACTTCGCATACACGGGAATGGGCGCAATCGATGCGGGGCGGTTTTGCAGTAGCTTCAATGGCAATGATACCTTTTGGAGCTGCGGTAGGTAAATCCGTTCAAATGTCGTCAGAATTACAAGCGCAATGGGTTACTACAAAGAACTTATTAGTAACCGGTGGTGAAAAGGTATCAGATGTTACTAAGACAGTTGGTCAAATGCAACGCGATGCAAGTAAGTATTCAAAAGAGTACGGATTCTCGCAAAAAGAAATTGCTGATCAATATACGGAACTGGTTAAGCGAGGATATACATCAGAAGCGGCTTTAGGATCAATGAAATCGATGTTAGAAGCTGCACGAGCTTCTGGGGATGATTTTAATGATGTTGTTCAAAGCTCCTCGCAAGTTTTAGATGCCTTTGGATTACAAGGTAAAACAGCAGCAGAACAAATGAGAAACACTGATAGGGTTGTTAACTCAATGGCATATTCTGCTGATATGACCGCTACTTCTTTCAAAGACCTTGGGGTAGCGATGAGTTATGTTTCTGCTAGTGCTAGTCAAGCTGGTTTTAGCGTAGAAGAAACTTCTGCTGCAATTGGTATCCTCTCTAATTCTGGTGTTGAAGCATCTAAAGCTGGTACTGGATTACGAAAAGTTATTAATAGTATTCTGGCACCTACTGATAATGCGCAAGCTGCTCTGCAAAAAGTTGGATTAAGTATCGATGACTTCAAGAAAAAAGATGGTTCTTTGAAGTCAATGGCTGATATCTTCAAGTTAATTAATGATCACACTAAAGACTTAGGGAAAGCAGACAAGGGTGCATTTTTCAAGGCCTTATTCGGTACAACTGGTCAGCAAGCTGGTACTATCCTTGCTCAATCAATGGATAGTATGGCAAAAGGAAACAAGAACCTAGAACAATTAACTGCTAATGTTAAAAAAGCCGAAAAAGGTAATGGTTATGTCCATAAATTAGCTACCAAGAATATGCAATCAACCCAGATGGAAATGAAGAAGTTAAAAATGAACATTCAAGATATTGCAATTAATCTTGGAAATAAACTTCTTCCGGCAGTTAACGATGTAGCTGAGGCTATGAGTAATTGGGTTGGTTCAAAAGATGGGCAAAAGGCTATTGGTGACTTTAGTAAGGGTATATCTAATTTTGCACGTGTTATTAGTCATAATTCTAAGTCAATCTTTTCATTTACCGGTGGCTTTGTTGAAGGCTTTACTGCAGTCTTTAAGATTAGTGGAATTGTTGCCCATGCAATTGGAGCAGTTGGAGAAGCAATTGGTCTGCTTACAAAAAATGTAGAAAAAGCACTTGGAATAAGGCAACGAAACATAAACTTTCCTAAATACTTAGGAGAAGTAACCGGTGGAGTAATTGGTCTAGTTACAGCCTTTAAGATTCTTAAAGGAACAGTTAATGGTTTAAGTGCTCTGAAACAAGACTTTTTAAGTTTGTTCCGGATTAATAAGGAAAACGATAAAATTAAGCTTGAAAATCATGAGCTTGAACGAAATGTTGCGCTTTGGAAAGAACATAACTTGGTTTCTGGTGGAGATTCAGCTATTGGCAACGCTATAGAAATACCTTCTAAAGAAAAAGGCGCTGCAAGTAAAATTGAAAAGGCTGAAAGAGATGTTCAGATCAGACCGTACCTTGACGAAACAAGATCATCGAGAATTTCTAGGTGGTTTTCTAATGTTCTTCCCGATTTTGGTAAAAAGGGTGGAGAAAAAGCTGGTGCTAAAGCTTCAACAGGATTTTTAAGTAAATTTAAATCGTTACCAAACTTAATAAAAAAAGCGGGTATTTTTGGGTCAATTATAGACTTTGGCATGGTAGCATTAACCGCCTTAGATTTATCCAAGAATATTTATTCTGGTTTAACAAATTCAAAAGCGAAAAGTCGTTATAAGGATGCTGGTAAGTCAATGGCAGAAGGGATCGGTTGGTATTTGGCGGGACCATTTGGTGGTCAGCTAGCATCATTAGGAACGGATTGGGCTTACAAAACTGCTGATTCATTTAAGAAGGGGTGGAATGGTTATACCAAAAACTATAAGCCTCGTGGATTTGTGGCTACTGTTGGCTGGGATTTTAAGGATGCTACACGAAAATATAATAATTGGATTGCCACAATTGAAAAGAAACACCCAGTTATAGCAGGTTATTTCCGATGGGAACGTGGAACGTTTAATACAGCATTTGCTACATTAAAGTTCTTTGCTAGAAATGTTCATGCTGGCTTAAAAGAGATGTGGGATACCGTTGCTGATCTAAGTACAGGTCATATGAAACGCTGGAAATCTGATATGGGTAGAGATGCTCGTTCAATGATTAAAGGGGTTAAAGATGATTGGCGTGGATTCTTCGATTGGTTTGGAAAAAATCGTCAGAAAGAAATAATTCATAAGCCCACTCGCAAACAATCAGTTTCTTCTACCACTGACACTCATAAGTCGACGTCAGAAAATAAAGTTAAGTCTTTAGGAAACACTCGCTACTCTAAGTCTGACGTACAAAACTTAAAAGCTATGACGGCTCAAATAGGTTCATATGAAAAAGCGTTGAAAGGGTTAAAGGGTGTTATTAAAACTAATGATCCAACTTCTGAACTTCGTCATATGAACTCTGAATTAAAAGGTGCTTCAAGTAATTGGGGGAAGGTTGCTAAACCGATTAAGGAAATTGGGGATGCTTTTAAATACCTTAGTCGGTTTACTAACTCAATGGCTAAAAAGGATGCTTTTGCAGCATTTAATGATGACTTACCTAAACTAGATGGGACTGTTAAAAAGTACGGTAAAAGCCTTATAAAAAACATTGATAGTCTGGGTAAGAGCTTAAAGAATAATTCTTTGGAGAAACCCCTTAAAAAGATTAGTAGTGAAATAAAAGATTCTACAAAAAAGTGGAAAGAATTTGCTTCACCTGTTAAGTCATTATCAAAATCTTTTAAGACGCTACAAAATGCAACTAAAACATTAGTTGGAAAGAATGGACTTGAAGCTACCAAGAAAGGATTTACAGATCTAAATAATGCTCTTAAGAAACAAAAAATAGGTGCTTACATTAAGAAGTTAGCTGGAGATCTAAAAAAATCAAAAGTTACTACTTATTTAACTAGAATGGATAAGAGTGTTAAAAACTCAGCGAAATATTGGCGTTCATTAGCAAAACCGCTTAAATCTTTAGCAGGTTCATTTAATACATTGCAAAAATCCGTAAGAGGGTTAAATGGAAAGAAGACAGGTTTTACTGCGCTAAATTCTGATATTCGTAATCTTTACCGTACCATTCGTAAGAATCCATTTGGCCGACTTATTGCTCAACAGGCTAATATCGCTAACAAGGCGATGAGCGGTAAGAAGTCTGGCTTTGTCAATGAATTTAATCGTCAAACACGTTCAATGGATCGTGCATTGCGTTCTTTCAGACGTGAATTTGATCGTGATTGGAAAAATACCTGGTCTGGATTAGATCGTCCAGTGAGTCGGAATTTAGGATCTGCTAGTCGTTCTGTAGATAGGTATCTTGATGATATTCAAAGTACTCGTTCTAAGTTTAGTAGTTCATTTCTTAAAGGTTGGGATAGTTGGATTGATGATGTTGTAAGTAATTTCCGTAAAGGATTTAATAAACTCCCTGGATATGCTCAATCATCAATGAAAGATATTATTAGTCGCTTGAATAAAGGAATTAGTGGTATCAACTCAACTATCAGCAACTTTGGTGGTGACAAGAAATTATCTACTATTTCTTATGCTAACGGTACTAATGGCGGACATCCGGGTGGTCATATGCTTGTTAATGATTCAGTTCGTCCTCATTGGAAAGAACTTGTACTATTCCCTAATGGTCAAGCGTTGCTTCCCCAACATCGAAACACCCTCATTCCAAACGCTCCACGCGGTACACAAGTATTGAGCGGTGAAAGTACTTATAAATTTATGAATTCAATTGGGGTTCATAAATATGCTAATGGGACATTATCCGAATCAGAAATGGATAAATTATCTGAGCAATTTGAAAAACATCCAGAGGAAGCTGCTAAAACATTGATCCTTAAAATGACTAACTGGAATTCAAGAGTTCCACTTGTAGCCGACCTAGGACCAGCTTCTGCTATTGCATTTGCAAAAGCTATTTCTAATGTTTTGAAAGATCAAATGGCGTCTGAGGCTAATCCGGGTGGTGCTGGCGTAGCGCGTTGGCGTCCATATATTATTCGTGCTTTCCATGCATTAGGCTATGATGCAGCTGAATGGAAAGTTAATAAGTTGTTGAAACAAATTGATACTGAATCAGGTGGTAACCCAACGATTCCACAGCAAGTACATGATAAAAACTCTGGTGGAAACGAATCACTAGGTCTTTTGCAATTTGCTTTAAGCACCTGGAATGCTGATGCGTTGCCTGGACATAAAAATCGTGCGAGCGGATATGATCAAATTCTAGCAGCTATCAATGTTCTTGAACATGGTGGTGAAGGAGGTTGGGGCAACGTCGGTATGGGTCATGGATGGGCAACTGGTGGTTTTGCCACTAAACATGGACTATATGAAGTTGCCGAAGAAGGACTTCCAGAAGCCATCATTCCGCTAGATGTTAATAAACGTCCGCGTGCTTTATCTTTGATCGATCATACTCTTGATAAGATGGAACAAGATGGTGGTGGAACTGGTGGTCTACGTAGTCGGAGAGCGCAAAGCCAATCTAATGATGAAACTACCGCTTATCTTAAACAAGCTGTTACTTTCTTAGCGCAGATTGTTGGACTAAATAAGCAACAAATCGATGCTATTTTAGCTAATGGCGGTAATGATGATATTCGATCACGTCATGCTCGCCAACGATTCTACCAACAATACGGTAATGATCAGCGAGTAAGCGACTATATGAGCTATTGAGGAGGCGAATTATTTGCAAAGCTTACAAAATCCACAACTGTTATTAAAAATTGGCGATCAGCCAGAATTTAATATTGCAGATAAGGTACAGGGGTTAAAATATTTAGGTGATAATTCAACCCCAACAATTAATAACTCTTATCTTGATGTTTCTGGTATAGATGGTAGTATTTTGCAATACTCAACCTTTTCTCGATATCAGATTGTTGCAAATTTCTTTTTAAGATTTTCTGATTGGCAAGACTTCAAACTTGCTAAACATCAATTTTATCGAATCTTCGGTCAACGTCAATTAATAAGAATGCGAACGGACGTGGAATCTTCCATCGTCCGTTTTGTTTACCCAAATTTGCCTGAAATAAAGCCAAGCCAAGACTATGCTCATGATGCGTTAATTACAATGAACTTTGATAATCCATCGGGCTATCGTTATTCTCTCTATCGAAGTGATGGGACTTATAGCAATGATTTAGATGGTGTGCAGTTTGGTATGAATCTTCATGAAAACGAAGATCAATATAACTATCATTTCACCACAAATAATTTTAGGGTCTATAACGCTAGTGACATTCAAGTAGATCCATTCGGACAGAAACATGACTTGAAAATAATTTCTAAGTTTAAGGGTAATTCCATGAAGATCACTAACAACACAAATGAAAGTGAGTGGTCATATACAAAAGCTTCTAACGGTGAAGAAAGTATTATTTTGGATGGAATTAACACTACCTTAAACGGAGCCCCTGCTAGTGCAAATACGGACTATGGAAACATTATTCTGGATACAGGTTGGAACGATATCGCTGTTACCGGTGCAGACAGCGTAGACATCACATTTAGCTTTCCATTTATTTATCTATGAAGTCTGGAATTAATGAAAAGGTCAAAGTTAGAGGCGTTGGACGCACCGAAACCGAGCCTCTTAACTGTATTGATCCAGATTCTTTTTATATTGATTGGGAAGCCAATTCGACCTGGAGCCTGCAATTTACGGCTCATAATGACCACTCGTTTGCCTATTCAATGTTGGACAGCCAAGCGTCAATCTTCTTCGATGGTCAAGAGTACATCATTAAGCAGGCTGAACCGGATGCTAATGGTGGGGTGGACTCGATTGATATTGTCGCCACCCATGTTTACTTTGAAATTGCTCGGTTACGCAAGTATAAGACCTACATTGATCCAGCCGATGCGGATAAGCAAACCGATGTTAAAGTCTACGGAAGTACGCAAACGGACAATGATTCTGACTCTGGAAGTGATTCTGGAGACGATAGCGATGATACTGATCCAAATGCCCAAAAGAACGTTACAACTACTACTAACGGAAACACCACTACCAAAACCACTGTTACTAAAACAGATGAAACTAAATCGGATTCCGAAGATGAAAACCAAGTTACCTATCATATTGAAGATGTCTTAAAGCATTGGATTGATGGGAATAACCTTGGCTTTACTTACCAGGTAATTGGTGATTTTCCCACTGCCCAAATTGAAGAACTTGCTGATGGTAGTGGTACTGACATGCTAAGCAAGATTACCGATCATTGGCCTAATGCTGTCATCTATCCGGACAATAAAAACATTCGGGTATATGCACAAGATCAGTTCTACAAAGATTATGGCAACCGCTTTGACTATGAATACAACACCACTGAATTTAAGTGGACGTTTGATTCGACTAGTCTCACCAATGAAGTTATGTGTATCGGTGGAAAGTATTCGATTGAAACGCAGGTGGATACTTCGACTAGTGGAGATGATAGTCACGGTTCTGGTGGTGCTGGTGCCGATAAAGTTGTTAATGATGCCAAACAGTACCTCGGAGTTCCTTATGTGTGGGGAGGAGCCGGTGGTGCTCGTGGCGGTAATCCTCGCAGTGGGATGGATTGCTCTTCTTTTGTAAGTCAAGTTTACAAAGATATGGGTATTAATATTCCAGCTTATACAGTTGCAATGGAGCCATATGGTAAACAAATTGATCGATCACAAGTGCAAACTGGTGACATGGGATTTTATGGTTCGCCTGGCGGTTCATACCACATTTGTATGGCGTTGAATAACAGTACGATGATTTATGAACCGCGCCCAGGCCAATCATGTATGACTCAATCGATTGATTCATATCCGCCAACCTGGTGGGAACGTAATGATCAAATGGCTTCAATTGTTGCTGGTGATAGCGATAGTGGTGGCGATACGACTTCGGAAAGTTCTTCATCGACATCTAGCGAGTATTATTATTTTGCTCCTTTTATGTATCGTGATGAGGAATCAATTAAGAAGTACGGCGAATATCCGGCTGAACCAATTGAAGATGGCCGTTTTAGTGATAAAAATGCGATGTCTGATTATGCCAAGGCGAAAATTCAACCAGATCCAGCATTATCATTAGAAGTTACGACTTATTCAAACTTCAAGCCGGTTGCTGGTGACATGATCCATATCATGGTTAAAGAACAATCAATCTGTACTAATGAAGCAGTAGTTGGCTTTAACTGGTATCCATATAGTGCTACCAATCCAACTTCTGTCACGCTTAATAGCAATTCGCAAAATATCTTAGATTATCAGCACTCACGCCAAGTTGCGTTGACTGATGCTATTAATTCTGTTCGACAAGACGCACAAAAAAGTATTGAAGCTTCTAGTCAAGCCAACCAAATTGGTGGTGACAAGAAGCTTTTTACTTGGCTCAAGGAATATGCGGGGTGATTGATGTTGGATATCTGGGATTGGATTGATTATTTAGCAAAAGGGTTGAAGAAAGTTGCTAATGAATCGCAACAAAATTATCAACAAGTTCATGCATATATCGATGGTCACGATCAAGAAACCTTGAACCAAGTGAGTGAGCTTGTTCATGAGTCAATTAAATTGAAATCTCCTAACGGCACGATTTACGAGATTACCGTTGGGGATGATGGAACGATTAATAAGAAGAAAGCTGGTGAGTAAATGGAGCTGGATATACAATTAAATGCTTCGGATCGGAATACCCGTGAAACGATTAGTAAGAATTTTCAGAGGATTCAGGATGAAGACACTAAAGATGATGGTGCCTTTCAAAAATTTCAAAACGATGCTAATAAGCGTATGGACCACCTCGATGAAGAAAAGGCCACCCACGATGACGTGAATAACCTGCGAGACGAGATGTATAAGATTCGTGATAATTGGCATGATCGGGCTTCCCATATTGCTCGGGGAACTGATGTTGAGACTACCAAAACGGTGGTTGAGCAAATTCTACAAGAGAAAGGACTGATTTAAGTGTCGCAAACACTAACATATGTGATGGGTGCTGATCGCCGGGCACACGTTGATAACATTCAGGACTTCAAGGTTGATTTCAGCGATGATAACCATAACTGGGTCCAGGCACGCCAATTCGAACGTGGTATGCGCCAAGTTTTCGTCAACGTTACCAATGAAGACGGCACGCCATTTGATTTGACGGGGTGCAACGTTTGGTTTGAAGGGCTGCTACCTAAGACAGCTGATGGCGACTTCCGGGTCATTGATGATGATGGCTATGTGCCGCTGGACCCAAGCGCCGGGAAATTCCGTTATGATATGCCGGGCCACGCCTTCACGGTTGCTGGATCATATCGTCAGGCGTTCTTCCGGATTCTGAAGAACAACAACTCGGTTACGACTCTGGAGTTCGACCTGGACGTCCTGGCCGATAAAGTCATTGATGGCCTGGTACCAAAGACTTGGATTGGGCCGTTTAACGAGATTGCCGATCAACTGGTTGAAAGCCTGCAGAAGCACACTGACGATGCCGACAAGATCCTGGCCGACTTCCAGAAGAAGGTTGGTGACCTGATCGCTCAGCTTAATCAGCAAGGGTCAACGACTACCAGCATGCTGACAGAACTGCAGAACCGGATCACTGATCTGGAGACGAAGATTAAGCAGGATGGGTTATTTACGCAAGCAGAAGCAGATACGTTTAAGCAACTCATTGTACAGATGATCAAAACTCAAACAATCAATGTCTTTGACTCAGTTGACGATATGAAGCATAATGCTTCTTCACTTGTTGAGGGCATGAAGGTGCGTACACTATCGTATTACGATAACCCAGCGGATCCTTATGGTGGTTGCTTGTACAAAGTTTGCACAGCTAAGACAAATCTTCCAGCGATTGATCTGGGTAATGGTCTATATGCTGTGCCTATCCTAGAACGCAGCCGAATCATGAACGCCGCTTGCTTTGGCATCAAAGTTAACGCTGAGGACGATCAAGCAGATGCCATTCAAGAATTTCTAAAGTCTATCCCTTACAACTACAAAGCATACTTTCCAGCTGGCTCGTATGTTTTAGAACACGGTATTAAAATCCCTGGTAATCGTGAGATTTTCGGTGATACAACTAATGTTTTGAATGCGAGTTGGAACGGGACAGGCTTTTTCTTCAAAAATTTAGCGGAAAATACGGTAGCAATTGATGCACATACAGATGGCAAACAGACTGTACGCAGTCTTTGGGTACAGATTGAGGGAGCCTACACGTTTGAAGAAGATCGAACTAAAACCAAGACAACAAATGATAATAAAATGGTTAGTCCCTTTACTATTACCAAATCTACTAGTGGAATTGTGGGCATCTATATTGGTGGCTACGGCTCAATCGCAAAGGATAATGTAGTTGTCGGTGCATCAGAAGCAGGTATTGATTCTGATGCATTTTGCCAAATTAGAGATAATCAAGTGTGGGATTCGCAGATTGGCATTAGAACGAAGTCTGATATGCAAATTAGCGGTAACCGTGTACAGCATTGTGAATTTGGAATTCAGCTCAATGGTGCTGAATGTAACGTTGTCAACGAGCGCTATGATTCAATTAGTGAAATGGGTTACCTACTTAATCAAGCACATGGAAGCAATTTGGTTAATGTACAAGTCGACTATTGTGGAGGCCCGGGTATTCTCCTTAACGACACTTCAAATTGCCATATTTCGACTCAGATCGGTCGTACAGGTATCTATTACGCAGGAACGGAGGCTGACGATTTAGCATCACCAACCTTTGCCGCTGGAATTGCTTTGACAGGCTCGTCTTCGTACAACCGTATTGACATTACTCAAGATTATGCCGGAGTATTTGATAACGGAACACCTGACGTTAGAGCACCTCGTTATAAGGTTGTTACAGGGCAGTATTACGACGAAGCTGATACTCATGCTTATCACAACGATATTACGCTATCAGGTGGCGGCTTAGATGTGCAACCTGGCACTAAGCTGACTATTGATCAACTTAAACGGTTTATGTTTATCGCTGGAGCGCCTAATCATGTTGTGTTCTCTGGGTCATTAACCATCTATGGCACTACGTATTATTACAATACAATTGACTCTACTTATGATGTAGGCATGATCGAACAAGTACCAGTCATTGGCTATAATGATACGCCTGCAATCACCTTAGATACTTTAACGTTAAAAAGAACAATCTATAGTGATGATGTAATTAACAACAACATGGATTCGCTTACCAGTACAGGAATGTATAGTTGGAATGGGTACGCAATGACTACTAGTGCTAACCTGCCACCGGAAAAAGATACGGGTGTACTTCTAGTAATGAACACAAATGATAAGATAACACAGTTTATCATGGGGGGGGGGAGTACTATCCAATCGAGGGTATATTCACATACTTCGTGGTCTTCGTGGAGAAAAGCAAACCTAGTATAGGAGGGATAAAATGTACTATTACCTTTACGATCCGGAAACTAAAAAGTATCTTGGATGTCAGTGGTCAGATGTACCGGTCGAAAATGCAATTGTAAAATCACCTTACGAAAAGGCACAAGTTTTCAAGCTCAACGAAAGCGGAGATGACTGGGTCCCGGTTAAGCTGACTAAAAATCAGCAAGAAATTGCAATGTTGCAAACGATGACCATGCAGCAGAACCAAGCAAACGCTAAGCTCCAAGCGACTAATCAACAGCAAGCAACTCAAATTAAGCAGTTGCAGCAGATGGTTATGGTAGCCAATCAACAGCAGGCGGTCGAAAAATCTAAGGGGGCAAATGCATAATGATGACACAATTACAAATGCTTCAAATGTTTTGGAATGATTGGGGTAACCATGATTTAGAATTCTACAAAGTTTATGTACAATGTGGGGCAATTACGAAGGATGAGTATAAAACTGTTACAGGTCAAGACTATGATACAGTAGCTCAAACACAAACAGTTTAATAATTTTGTTCATTGCTTCTAGCTATTCCAGCGCTAGTTAATTGCTCTATAAGACTGGAAAAAAATGAGTAAAGCAATAATTAAGTCGCCACAGAAATACACAATACATAAATAAGCCTCACTCAATCGAGCGGGGCTTTTATTATGGGCGGCTATTGAAAGGGGAGAATGCAATGAAACTTTATCATTTAACTGTTAACAAATATAGGCATGAGGACTTTTTCGAGTTTACAGTTTATGCTAAGTCACATCAACAAGCATTTAACTTGGCTAAGAATTACGCTAAACAGTGGGAAGATGATTATTATTTTGATGATGATATTTCGCATTGTAAAATTGAAGTGGTCAAATTAGATCATCCGCAAGTAATCCAAGATTCTATTCTATATGCTTAGGGAGGTATGTTATGTAGAATCCTTGGAAACTTATCATAGATCTTTACCGCAATCTTATCTGTTGCTTTGATTATATATGAAGTAGGACTAAATCGATCTAATAAGCAAGTTTAATACAAGTAGTTTGATAACATTATTAGTTTTAAAGGGAAGGAGAGAAGAATATTGTAACCGTGGAAGGTATCGGCAGCGTTTGCTTGTTTTATTTTCAGCTTATTAATTTTAAAAGTCTTAAAATTAATATAGATTTATATTCGGTTATAAAGTATGTTTAAAAGGCCAAGGGGGACATATTTTATGACTAATGAACAAGTGATTGAAAAGTTAATAGATCAAATTAATAATGATATGCAGATCTTTATCGCAGTTCTAAGTATTGTAATAGCAATTGCAGCATTTCTTCAATGGAGAATTAGTGATAAGCAAATTCACAAAATGCAAATGGCTATTAGAGAAGCAAACGACAAGGCAGAGAAACTTGCAAAAATGAACAAAATTCTAATTAAAAATAGTGCTTTGGCAATCGCTCGAAATCAATTTTTAATTGGTTTCCCTGATTGGAGAAGCGATATTGAATTTTTTGAATATATTAAAGATAAAATTTTAGTTGCAGAACCTTCATTAATTAAATATTCAAAAACTCAAATTGCAAATGACTTTGCACTCTATATTCATGAAGCATGTAAAATTGAGAAAACTTTTTCCCCAGTTGACTATATGATATATGATCAAGATAATCCTTCTAGTCAATTAGAATATATTATTGGTGTGAAGGAGAATTCAATATACGAAGTAATTGATAATCTTGAAGATAGAAAAACTAAGAGAAAACTTTTTAGTGATTTTCAGGAATTTATGGATTTTTGGAATAATAATTAAAAAAGTAAACGTCCTGTTCAGGGCGTTTTTCTTTTACCCTCAAAAGGAGGTGAGGTAATGCATATCTTTACAATCCATTCCTTCCTTAGTCTGAGTTGGGCCGAATGGGGATCCATCCTAGTAATTGGAACCGTAGTATTTGGCGGGGCGCATAAATTAATCGGCAATCTAATTGATAAAGTTCTTAATCCAATCAACCAGAATCTTCAAAAACTCAACAAGAATATTGAAGACTGGAATGAATGGTACAAACACGCCAATAAACGATTTGAAAATGGCGATAAGCACTTTATTCGTCACGATGAACAATTGAGAGATCACGAACGTCGAATTACAAATTTGGAGGAACAAAACAAATGAACGTCATTAACGAAATTCCATCATATTTAATTACGGTTACCGCTTCGGTGACCTTTTTTATTGCCTTGAAACTAATGCAAAATTTTATTCACGCCAAAGTCATCCATGCCAAAACTGAAACTTCCCGTGCTGCTTGGTCTTGTGCGGCTCAACTTGCAGATAACGCGGTTGCTTCCTTGGTCGGTAAAGATATGGCTGGTCATGAGAAGTTTCGCCAAGCAACCGATATTGTCCAACAGGCGCTTCAAAAGCAGGGCATCAAGAATATCGACCTTAACGCTATCGAAACCCTTGTTCAATCTGCTTATGAAAAGTCTGCACTGACACCAACCGTTGATCCTAATACTAAGAATCTTATTAGTGCTACACCAGTTACAACTACGCAAACAGGCACTGACATTACACCTGTTGCCCAAGCATTAGCTATTGATCCAACGAAAGGAGATAATCAATAATGAGTATTCGTAATTTATTTGCTGATGTGTCTGACTATCAACGCTCTGATATTGCCTTTATGCAATTCTTAAAGAATCTCGGATTCAAGGGAATTGTCATCAAAGTAACCGAGGGATCCGCTGATGGTTCTAATTGGGTGTCAGCAACTGCTGCTGAAAAGATTCGCAATGCATCGAAGGTCGGCCTACTCATTAGCTTGTATCACTTTGCACGGTACACTAGCGAAGCCGATGCTCGTAATGAAGCGAATTTCTTTGTTTCTCACGCTAAAGCGCTAGGAATGGACAGCTCAACGTTAATGGTTGATGATGCTGAAGTTCACACAATGGCCGACTATAACGCTGGAGCAATAGCCTTTACTAATCAAGTCAAGGCTCTAGGATTCCCTCATACCAGTATTTACTCGATGAAGTCATTCTTTACTAGCGGCATTCTTAATAGCCATGCTCTAGGTGATAACAAGATTTGGCTTGCTGGATATGGGATTACTGACCTTGGAATTAGTAATGCTGCAGCTTGGCAATTTGACGATGGCCAGGGCTATGGAGGTAATCGCTCTGGAACAGATGCTAGTTACGATTTTGATGGTTGCTTCACAGTCTCGACAGGTGAAACTGGTCAAGTTCCAACTATTGAAGTACCCAAGCCTGAACCGGTTCAACATAAGTGGCAACTAGCTACGGGGACATATACAGTCCAATGGGGTGACACATTATCGGGAATTGCAGCTAAATATGGTACAACCTATCAACAGCTTGCTGCAATTAATGGTATTGGTGACCCAAACGCTATCTTCCCAGGACAAGTCCTCAAGGTTTCCGGTCAAGCATCAACACAGAATACTTACTATGTTCAAAACGGCGATACATTATCTGGTATTGCGGCTAAGTATGGTACAACTTACCAAACGTTAGCTCAGATTAATCACATTGCCAATCCTAATATCATTGGTGTGGGCCAAAAGATTATTCTACCTGGTAACGGACAATCCAATGCTTACACCGTCCAGGCAGGGGACACATTAAGCGGAATCGCGGCTAAGTTTGGCAATACCTGGCAAGCATTAGCTCAAAATAATGGCATCGCAAATCCTAATATGATTTTCGTTGGTCAAACAATTCAGATTTAAGGGAAAGCCCTAGTGATCATTGTAATTGCAATGATTACTAGGGCTTTTTAATGTAACAAATAATATATTATATAAATAAGAAGAAATAATTTGAATCAAGAGGTCTATTATGGAGCAAGAGAAAGTTACCAGGAAACTATTTAGTTGCGCTAAAATAAAAACTAGTCAATATAAAGAAGAAGGAGACAATAAAAATATTGAGAAGATAATTACAATCATTTTCTTTGTTGCTGTCCTTTTAACTATAATATTTTATAGATATAAATCGATTTTAAATATCTTCTTTGATAAGAATGGAGATTTCCAATGGGTTGGGGTCACATCAATTGTTGCAATCTTAACTTTTGGATATTCTATTTACTCCACAAATAAGAAAAATAAGTATGATATTATTTCAAAAGAAAGAATTCGCTGGATAAACGATGTTAAACAGCAAATTGCCGAATTATTAGTTTTAATGAATAAATATGATAATATAGTTCGGAAGTGTAGTGCTGAGGGGAGACTTCAATTAAGCACAAATACTCCCAAGCAATTAAAAATACGAAACAAATATCATAAAGAAGCAAATTTATTAATGGAAGATATTAGTTTTAAGATTAATATTCTTTTACTCTCATTCGCAGACAACCCTGATAATGAACAAATAATTAGTTGTATTAAAGATGCATCTAATTGGGTAGATTCATTTTATATGTATTGGAACTGGTGCCCTAATCCTTTTGTAGACGTAACCTTTCTTTATGATAATGTTCCTATCCAAAACTTGATGATAGTGTCAAGAGATTACCTAAATAGAGAATGGCATAAGGCTCAAAAAGGGAAATAA